TTTATAGTAGATGTTTGTTTTTTTGCCATAGTCTTAGCTCCTCTCGTTAACCCAATCGCAAGCTTGCTTAAAATTCATTCTAATATCATCGACCTCTAAGACTGGCATTAAGTCCATACCCTTTGCTTTTATTTCATCCCTGTCCTTAACTATAAGATAGTTTATATTTGCATTGTTAAGTTTTTTTTCAAGAATTTTACATTTAGGGCAGTCTATTGTATATAATGTAACCATGTCAATCCCCCTTTTGTTTCTTTAACCATTTCAAGGCTCTCTTATAATTCAAAACCTTATTGCCGACAACCAGCATTGGCAAATCATAAAAGCCAAACTCATGTGCGTCTTGCTGGTTCTTGGCTTCATAGGGTATCTCTCTATCATCTAATTGATGTACCAAATTAAAACTCTCATATGAGCCGTCAAAATAACCTATTACCATCTCTTACCCCTTATAATTGCGAAATAAAAACTCTATAAACTCCACATTGTCATTGCACTGATCTTGATTAAAGTTAGTGCATACAAAATCAACATAATCTGTTGCGTCTTTAAAGGCTTCGCTGTCGTGCTGCAAGCGTTTAAAAATGGCTTCGTTTGTATCGCCGCGCTTTGCCATTCTTTCAGCAACAATAGAACTGTCAACGCTAAGAAGTACACTTAAAATTGGACGCTCAAAATAGTTACGATACAGAGCTTTTAATCCTGCAACATCTACCACATACAGGTCTGCCTTATCAAGCTGACTCTTAGTGGCAAAATAAAAGTTACCATCAAACCAATTGCTTGCTATAATCTTATCGTTTTCTGCAATAAATGCAGCTTCTTGCATTGTAATAAACTCATGCGATGTTAAATCGGTATCGTCACCCTCTCGCGGCTTACGTGTTGTATAAGACTTCAAAACAGTGCGCCCATATTTCTTACTAATCTTATTTACGAGAGAGGTCTTGCCGCTGCCTGAAACACCAAGTATTGCTATTAGTGGTTTAGCCATTCTTATCCTCCATTGTAATTAATTCACTGTATGGTAAATCTTCAACCCATTTGCAAAATGTATGCCATTCGTCAAGCTTATGTGTACGACGACTATGATACATATTTCTAAGCACAGCATAATTTATCTGAACTGTAGCCTTTTGATTATAGGAACTCGGAAGGAGTTGTATCATTTGCCACCATGCATCTTTTTTTAAACTTGGTTCAGTATTGTTGTGCCATTCTCTCATGCCATTAAGATAGTTAATAATATAATGAAGAACTTTTAATGATTTTGAGTCAAGCTTATCACAAGAAAAATCATCAATTTCAAATTGTTTTGCGTGTATCTTATGCATGGTCGAGCAGCTATTTCTGACAGTGCCTACCTTATAAGTATCAAATTCCTTCCACCAATACAAAGGAGCTGTAATATCGCAAGTTACATTTATCATTCGCATAAACTTGCTGTGATCTGAGCCAGCTTTAACAAGACGTTTCATTAAATTTAAGTCATCATTGCCAACAACAAATTCTTCTTTCATGCCATCATCACATGGATGCCCTACAATATCATTTACCGTCATATAAAGGCTGTCAGACTTATCCCAACTATTCATAGGATTTCTCATGCCACGAATAGCGGATTGCCAGCCGCATACGTCTGCTTTGTCAATTATTATCATTCAATAGCCTCCATTCGTGTCCGTCATTTCTGCCTATGTTCTTTATGTAATTCGGATTGCCACCGAAAATCTCTTTCTTTTCTATCTCTGTTAAAGGTCTTGTCCATACAGGTTGTTTCAAATTTATGTAGTTATAGTATTCAATGCTGCGTTCAACTTCGTCCCTGTAATGCACAGACCATAAATACATTCGTTTAGCTGTCATGCATCTTTGTGTTCCTTTCTCCCCGACATAAGTCGGGGATTTTTGTTTAATGAAAATAATTCACTCGCCCATCGCCTTCAAAATATAAGTAATTACCAAATTCATTTTGATGAGCAAAGTAATAATCAACTGCCTCTATGCAACTGTCTGTAACAGTGCTATAATAACTATCGCTTGCCCAATAGCCAGTAAATTGACGAGGTTGTGTCAGGACACTTTCTATATCATTTGGGAATTGCGAGCTATTTACACGGTTCATAACAGTTGCCACAACACAAGCTTTGTCATAGACGCTTACCCAGTCTGAGCCATATTCATTTGCAACAATATTACAAAGTAAAACCCTTTCACGCTCAGTAATAGGAAGATTGCTGTTCACAGGTTCAATATACTCTTGAACAGGAGCAACATATACAGACTCAGTCACTTGAATATTCTCCTGCACAGTCATCATTGTTGTTGTCGGCATCGTCGTCGCAGCCGTCGTTGTCTCGGTGCTTGTTGTCGTAGAGGACGTTGTTGATGTTGTAGAGGTAGATGTCGTTGTAGAAGTTGTACAAGTCGTTGTCACCTCATTTCTGCTGCTGGAAGTGTCTGTGTCCGTCTTACCGTGAGAGCAGCTTACAGTAGCGAGTAAGACAGATGTTAATGCTAATGCTTTCGTCCCTCTTGCGAGGAGACTTCGGATTTTAGAAGAATAGTTCTTCATTGTGTATCACCATACCCTTTCTATGGAAATTGTGTTTTGTGTGAATATCACACGCCTATATAACATGGCGTTTGCCATATTATAAACTGGAATTTGTGTATTAAAACCTATCCTCTGGCAAACTAACATAGGTTTCGTAATAGCCGTTATCACAAACTATCACAGATGCCTCATGTGCGTCATAATCTGATTTAAAGGCAAACACAAGACTATTACCACTGGCATGAAGAGCAAAACTGTGATCTTTGTCAAGCAAGGATAAAGCTTCTTGCGCCCATTTTTGCAAAGTATCTTTACTTATCTGTTTGCCATTTTTATAACTTGCAAAGTGTTGAGGGAATTGAAAGTTGCTTTCTGTAAGTTCAATACTGTCGTCAATCAAGTTTTGTTGACCGCAATATGGACAAGACCAGAACTTGCAGCCGTATGTGCCTATATTCAAATCTGACTCATCAATTATAAATGTGCTGGAGCATCCTTCACACTTTACCTTTTGCGACTCAGAGTTATATTTATTTTCAATTACTTGCATTGAATATCTCCTTCCATTTAGGGGACATATCTCTTAACTGACTAACTCTTGCCTTTATTCGCTCTACAAGATAATCAATTTCATCATCCGTCATGTCATCAAAGGTGATACGTATACTTGCTTTAGCATTATCATCACTAAGACCTATCGCCTTCAAAACATGGCTGGGCTTAACATCACCTGAGTTACAGGCAGAGCCACTGCTAACACAAATATTATCTAAATCAAGCAGAAGCACAAGACTTTCAGCCTCAATACCCTCAAAGCATATATTCACATTGCTTGCAACTCTATTACATAAGTCGCCATTCAAATGTGTTTTGGGGAGTTTCAGAAGTTCAGAGATAATTTTGCTTTGAATTTCTTTTTGTCTGGAGACTTTATCACTTAGATTTTTAGTTGCTTCGGATATCGCGGTTGCACCACACATTACCCCTAAAAGGTTTTCAGTCCCAGCTCTCATGCCGCGTTCTTGTGATCCGCCAGATAACATAGGATTGAACCCTTTGCCTTTTTTTATATAAAGGAAACCGCTACCAGCCAAACCGCCTATTTTCTGAAATGAACCGCACATATAATCCATCCCGATTTCATGCACATTAATTGGTATATGCCCGATAGCTTGTGAAGCATCAACGAATAGTTCAACGCCTTTTGCGTGGCAAATATTAGCTATTTCTTTTATAGGCTGAATTGTACCGATCTCATTATTTACCCAACCTATGATAGCAACCCCATCGTCATGTACCCAATTACAAAGATATTTAAGTTTTTCAATATCTATAACGCCATTTTGTTTAACGTCCAAACCGTAAGAGATACCATCATAATTTTCATTCCCTTTTAGAATAGCTTTGTGCTCTATAGGTGAAATCAGAATATGTTTGTTGGTTGAATGATAAAGCCAGTTGATTGCCTCGGTGCTACCACTTGTAAAATAAATTTCGTCTGTGTCAGCCCCTATTGATTCTGCAATCTGACTTCTTGCTTCTTCAAGAGCACGTTTAGCGTTGCGCCCTTTAGAATATATAGATGAAGGATTGCCAAATTCATTATCAATAAAGTTAACTATGGTTCGCTTTACTGATTCGGTTAAAGGCTTTTGTGCAGCATTATCACAATTAATTTGCATAACAATCCTCACAGTCACAGCAACAACAAGTCAAAAATTTTTTTGCCGTATCATAATCATTCCAAATAGTAGATGGTTCAATGGCAGTTGACGAAGTAATTAAATCTCGCGTGAAAACAACTTCAAACTCATTTACAGGTTTAGCATATTCAACCTCAAATTCATAAACCTTATACCCTAATTCACAAAGTTGTATAACGTCAAAGACATCAAACCATGCCTTTAATTTTTCAGGAGCATCAGTTGCGGAAAACCAACGCTTTCCCTCTCGCCTATAAAAATCATTATCGGGCATCGGCATTTCACGACATTTGCCAACTTTAAGTTTTTCAAAAACATCACATGGAGAACCGTCAAAGTTGCGCCAAAGTCCATGTTCTTCACTTGGGTTTTCAACTCTATAAACTTTCATCTTATATCTCCTTATGCTATCCAATCTACCTGTGGACAGCCTTTATAACCCTTTACCCATACAAACCATGCATAGCATACAGCACTTGACTCTTTGCCAAAAACACCATTCTTACCACAATTAACGCGGTTAACAAACACGTATATTTTTCGTGGTGGATATTTCTTAAATAATTCATACCGCTTCTTGCTTTCAAGGAACTGTATTTTAAGAAACATTGCAACCTTTGTGCTGTCCATAGAAATATCAAGTGCGTGTTCAACAAATTCTTTTGCCAAAGCATATGGAGGATTTGTGATGATATCAGGGGAAAACTTGACATCTTCTTTTGATACATTTAAGAAGTCCCTTACTTCTGTTTTGTTATATCCACGATCTACAATATCAAAGGCTTGTATCTTATGACCGTTTCTTTCAAGGACTTCTGCAATATGCCCTCCGCCAACGGAAGGCTCTAAAACATAAGTGCTGAATGTCTCACGTTTTAGAAGTTCCTCAACCGCATAGGGGGGGGGTACAATAATAGTCGTCATTTGCTCTATCATCTTTTGAATGACTACTTGCAGCTAATGTAGAGAATACAGAAGTCTTATTGCCTGTCCAATCTTTCTTATTCATCATCAGACTTTTTCTCGTCTTTCTTTGCAGAGAATTTAAAGAAGAAAGAAATTGTGCGATCATACTTGTCGGTATCTTCTTTAAGCTCAATTCTCTCACAGGTCTTAAATGATGAAACATTGCTGTCATTCATTATAATCTCATCGTCTGGTATAATAACTGTCTCGTCCTTTTGCTCTATAGGCAAATTATAAACTTTTACAAGATGTATACCATCAGGCTTCTTGCCAGTGCATACAGCGATATACTCCATGCCAAAAGTATTGTAGATATAATAGATGCCGCCCTTTTCAAAATATTCTTCATTCAGATATGTATAAGTTTCTGTACGTATAAACTTACTCATAACGTCCTCCTTTATTCTTGTGTTGTTTCGGGAATAGGAACTATAGGTTGTGTGCTTTCACCAAGAATTACAGTTGCCTTTGATCCGTTCCATTGTTCAATTTCTTTAGCCTTTATAAGTTCAGGGGTTAAAGACGCTGCAAGCTTTTCATTTGCCTCAGCCTCAGCTTCTCCCCTTATCTTAATGGCATTAGCTTCACCCTCGGCTTTGATTTTAGCCGCGTCCGCATCAGCCTGTGCTTGTGTACGCTTGACCTCCGCTGCTTTTTCAGCTTCAATTTCAGCGACTTTCTTTGCGTTTTCAGCTACCTCAATTGCAAGTTCATTCTGTTCCGCAACTGTTTTGCGTTCTTGCTTTGCCTTGACCTCAGCATCAATAGAGGCTTCAAGATCACCAAAATCATAATTTGCAAGTGCCAGTGAAGTGATAGTGATACCTCTTGAACCAAATCTTTCGCGTAAACCGTCAGCGGCTTGCTGCATTATAGCGGCACGGTTTGTTCTGATATCTTCTATGTCATATGTTGCTACAATACCCTTTACAACATCAAACACTTCTTCTTGCGGCATGAGTGTGGTTATATAGTTCTCACCATAGTTTTCATAAACACTTGCTGCCTTATCACCATTAAGGGAATATGTAAGTTTAAGCGTCATGTTAATAAGCTCTTTGCCTGAGAGTTCGCCCTGAATAGAAGGATATTCAATTGACTGCTGCTGAATCGACATATCTATCATGTGCTCGGCAAACGGTATCTTGAAATACCAACCAGAACTATATGTGTTACCTGTAGCCTTAGCCATGTTAGTCTGTACGCCTACTGAGCCTACGGGAACTCTTGTGATTGAACCTGTAAGTAATAGAAATGCTGCAACACCTGCTATTACTGTGCCGACAATACGACCTGCACGAACTGTTTCCTTTTCTGTGTTGTAAAAAAATCCCATTGTATTCTCCTTTTTTTTTGGAATTGGAACTGAGTTCCTTTTTAAAAATCCCACTACATATTATTTGTGAGGATATACTAAACCTCCCAATGATAGTACGGGCTGTATTTATTTGCATACTTTTTCATTTCAACTATAAAGGCATCTTCTTCTAAAAAGAACGGATCACCGTACTCACAAATAAAGTTGAACATGAGCTGCCCAAAACGCCAGTCCTGAAAAGATTTTGCGTGTATCTCTTTAAGTTCTTCGTAGAACTTGTCTAATCTTTCAGCACTTCTCATTTTGCGCCTTTCAGCATATCCTTTGCCATCTGTTCAATCTGCATTTCACGAGCACGTTTCTTTGCAGCCTTACGCATCAGATAGTTTTCGCGTTTTGCCTTCTTGCGGTCAATGTGTGCCTGTTCGCAAGCTCTTGCCTCTTCCTTAGTCTTATAGGTCTTGCCGCAAGTTGAACACTTGCAAAGAGCATTTTCAACTTCTTTCTGGTGATTAAGGAACTTATTGTACTCGCGGTCAAAATTGCCATAAGTCATGTTTGCAACAGCTTCAATAATACCCTGACGTTTATTGTAGTCTGCCTTATCGCAAGTTGCTGAACCTGAATTACCCATTGTGTCATCATAAGCTGTAGTTGTTATTGTAGGAATTGTTTCACCCTTATGCTTGCCATGAGATACGTAACGCTCACCTTCGGTTGTTTCAAAGCGAAGCTTGTGAGATTTTTGTATTTTGCCTGTATAAAGGTCAAAGCATTCTTCTTTAACCTCATAGTCAGCGATATTATCAAAACGATCTGTTCCACGTACCTTTATATTGCCGTTATCATAAGTTTTAGTAACTTCGCCAATCCAGCCTTCTCTTGTAATGCCATAATATAAATTTGCTTCTATATTACCTATAACCTTATCTCCAACTTTAAATTTCATTTTGTTATCCTCCTGTAAATTTTGTATTGATACTTGACTTGTACGTGCTATAAAGTCACATATATCTTTTGATGATATAGAGTGACCAACTTTAATGCTAAGATCGTGAGGTAGTCCATCAGGAAAGTCCTCTGCTTTTATTGTATAGGAAACTACTCCTCCAGTTGCATATTCTCCGCTTGCCTTTAAAACATCTCTCAGAAAATAGCCATTGCCATATTCCTCATGGTCTTTTGCATAAAACTCCCAATAACACCAACCATTAATTATGCCTTCACGGATTATAAAACAAATGGCTGTTTCATATTTCTTACAACCAATATTCATATCCCATATATCTACCGCATAATTAGGTATGTTATCAAATGTAGGTAAACTCTTTTGCATTTTCATAACATCGTCACGGCATCTGGCTTCAACAAAGCAAGTCATCTTCTTATCACGAATTTCTTGCAATGAAGGAATAGCATAGATATCATCTTGACTTAAAAAATCACATATAAGTTCTGTTTTAACTTGATACTGTTGTACGCTGCCTATAGTGCAGCCAATAATTCTGCCTTTTTCTGGACGGTCAAATTTACCTTTTCTAATATAGACCTCTTGACCAATATCAAATAGACTCATATTCACCTCTTTCTCAGGACAGAATATCATAGTCCTGTAAGTACCAATATCCTGACCTGTTTTTTTCTACAGATTTTGCGTATATAATATTCATTTTTTCTATAGGATCACTGTCATAAACTCTTGCCCGTACTGTAAGCCTTGCGGATTTGCCTGAACCTATTGACCGAGTGAATGCTGCATATCCCCACGGTTCTTCTCCAGCTTTTCGTAAAGGATAAATGTTTTCAATAAGCAGCTTACGCCTATCTTCTTCCTTGCCTGTAGTCAAATCAACATAACCAAGATATTCTTTTTGTGCCTCCATTTTTAACTTATCGTCAAGATCAGTAAGACCGAGCTGACGTATCGCATCAAAACATTCGCGGAGTATAGCCTTGCAATCATGTATCTTATAGGTTTTTAGTTCATTGCCCTTCTTACCTATATTAGAGGAATACTTTTTCGCAATATCTGCCCACCAAGCTTTTGCCATGTCCTCTGTCTTTATGCCTGAAAGAGTACCGCCTTTAAAATACTCAAATATATCAATCATTCTTAACAGCTCTCTTATATTGCCATAGTTTGCAAAGTAGCCGATTTTTATCAGCACTTGCAACTGACGAGAGTTGAGGCTTGTATTTTGTAAGTCATAAAGGATGTCAAGGAAATTGTAATATCCTTTTTTGCTCATTTCATAAAGCTCATCACTAACCGTATCATTTAAGTATTTGACCGTTGCGATACCTTTTGATATTGAGTTAGTCTCTTTGTGCGGCATATATTTTGCAGCCGACTCGCCAAATCTTGGGGGAGTAATTGTGATCTTGTATTCTTTTGCAAGCTCCGTACCATTCACAATATCTTCCTCGTTGGCAGCGTTATTCAAAAATGCCGTAACATATTCAAGAGGATGATAATAGCGAAAATAAGCACAGTAATAACCAATCATGCAATAAGCGATAGAATGATTTAGCCCAAACATATACGCCGATGCGTCCTCTATAACTTTCAGATATTCTTTTGCCTCATTTTCAGCAACGTTTCGCGGTTTATCAGACTTACTACAATAACCGTCAAGAATTTTAGGCATCCACTTTTCAAGCAAATCCATTTTCTTTTTTGCTATACCGCGACGCACCGTGTCAGCTTCACTTCCTGAAAGCCCACAAATTTGCTGTAGAAATGCAATGATTGATTCCTGATATACAAGATAACCATAATCATTTTCGAGCAGTTTATCAATCATAATTGACGGATTTTTATGAACCTTATGCTGCATTAAATCATCACGATAAGACGCTCCTGACGGTCTGATAGCCGCTGTAACCAGTGACATATCAAAAATAGACTTTGGCTTAAACTGTCTTAATGATTTAGAGGCAAACTCACTCTCCATCTGAAATATAGTTGCTGGATTTTTAGTCATATCTGCCCATACTTTTTGATCGTCCCAGTTGATTTGATGCGCTTGCGGATAAGGCTCACTGACAAATTTACAGGTATCAGAAATAACGCCAAGCGTTTTAAGAATGAGAAAATCATACTTGACAAGTCCTACATCGTGACACTCGTCCATATCAATCATCAGACAAACATCGCCGTCTTTAAGGAATGTACCATAGTTATCTGCCAATGTTATAGGACTTATGACCATACCTGCTGGATGCACTGACTGAGAAATTTTAGTATCAAGCAAACCGTCAAAGTAATAGAATATATCGGGATATTTTTTCTTGGTTGCTTCTGAGTCTTTTTCAAATTCCTTCTTTATGCCCTTAACCTTATCAAGAGTGTATAAATGATTGTTGTGTTCAGCAAACCAGATTTTATCAAGAGCATTGCAGATACCGTCAATAACAGCCTTATCTTTTAAAGTGCCGTAAGAAGGAACTCTTGCCGTCTTTTCAATGCCAAATCTGCCAATTACATACTCAAAAATTCGCGGTCTATCCTCAGCGATAACATCAGTATCTATATCGCCCAACTCCTGCCTGTCCTCATTGCAAAAACGCGAGAACACTGTATGCCAGATTATAGGATCAACGTCTGTAACATTTGTAAGGTAAGCTATAACTGAACCACATACCGAGCCGCGCCCCGTTCCTACTGGTATATCATTTTCTTTACACCAACTTATTAGCTCGGACATTGACAGCATAAAGCCACACATCTGTAATTTCTTGAATACACGTAATTCTTCGTCAATTGCCGCCCTATATTCGGCTGACTTATCAATAGATATTATGCGATTATTGAGCTTTGTGTTGAAATATGAATCAATGCATTCAACAAAACGTTTGTTGTCCTCTTCGACTGTGCCGTACAATATTGGATATTTTGCTGTTGTATCAAGAGTGAAGTCCTCTATACTGTCAGCAAGTCTATTGGTTTCTTCTATTGCCTCTAAGAATATATCCTCAGACAAAGCATCTTGTTTCTTGAAAGCTGCAACAAGTTCATCGTATGTCTTATAGGACAAATCAAAATTATCTTCATTGCCGTACCTTTTGTCTTTATAGATCAGCAATATCTTTCTGCACTCTGCTTTATATTTATTTAGACTATGGGTGTCGGTAGCCGCAATAAGCTTCTTACCATACTTTTTAGCCAATTGGCTAAGATATATATTATATTCCTTTTGTTCTGGGCAGTCGTGATATTGTATCTCATAGTAGTCATAAGCCGCAGCAAGCTTGTCATATATAGGATTTTGCCTATCAAACTCGTTGAGAGGAGATGCCAAACACGCACTTATTTTTAAGACATTATCTGATAAAGATAAAAACTCATCAAACGTGACACGGTTTGTGTAGTAAAAATGATCTGCCTGAGTTGACTTTGATATGAGAGCATTTATTTCTTTTACACCATCTAAATTTCGTGCCAGCAAAACAGTATGATAGTTGTCACGCACTTTGTTTTCAAGACTTTCAGTGAGATAGCATTCAACACCGTGAATATACTTGATGCCTTTTTCGTCGCAGTACATCTTTTTCTTTACCCAGCCTGATGGTTTACCATGCTCTGTAAAGGCTGTAGCGGTATGCCCAAGACTTACTTCATAGTCTATATAGTCCTTATAATTTGTGCAGCTATCAAGCAAACTATAGTCCGTATGTTTATGATAACAGAAATATTTATGCACTATTGCTCACCTCACCAAAGACTTCTCGTGTATCATTTAGTAATTGCTTTGGTGGAAACGGCAAGGTCTTGTCATACACTCGCTTATCCCAAGCGTACTGATATCTTAAATCGCGCTCGTTTGCAAAGAAGCGGCGTGAAGGCTTGTCATAATACAACCCTACTGTGCTGCCCTCAAACCCCATCATTCTGTCCTTTAATACATCACACAAGACATCATACTTTATAGGCTCTTTGATCCAGCCTTTACCATTGCGCTTTGGCGTTCCCTTTTTATCATCAGAGGTTACTCTGTAAAGGCTTATGATTCTATGAGCTAAATCAATGATAGCGGATATACCTTGCACGTCCATTTTTGAAAGTCTGCGCATTGCTTCGATCTTATGCGGATGCACTACCATGATAATAACAACATTGTATTTTTTTGCTATATCAATGCAGCGTGACACAAACTCTTCTTGTTTTTGGTACTTATTGTTTTCATTACATTCAAGGTTGACCGACGTAAGGTTGTCAATAATGCAAAGTTTAGCACCATACTTGCGTATGCATTCAACCATTGATTCAAGCAGATCATTGACCTTATGAGACTTGCCGTCTTTATATATGTAAATATGTTCCCTGTAAAAACTGTCCATTTCGCGCTGTGCAGATTTATTCACCCTCCAGAACTCAGTGTCGCCATAGTTCTCCTGAGAGATATTGTGCTGACCAGCAAAGATGTAATTAAGCCAATTCTTGCATTGGAAATTTGGTAATTCACCTGAATAATACCATGTATTGTGACCTTGTTCCGCTGCCTGACATACAAGCTGAGATATAAAAGAACTTTTACCACTGCCATTTACACCAGTCAAGATATTAAAGGTTGAGAAGAATAGTTTCATAAGCTTTTTGTCAAGCTCATAAAAGCCCGTCTTTATGCCGTCAATTGCATCAAGATCAATGTTTTTTATATCTGCATAATCTGAAACACTATCAACAGGAGTGTCCGCTGCATCTGATATAAGTTCCATAACCTTTGCTTTGCCACACAAATATAATACTTCGTTTAAATCCTTTACCTTTATATTCTTGCCATCTTTCTCAATAAGGGAAGGTATTTGTACAGTCTTGCATCGCCATGTGCCAAGACGATAGATGCATTCTTTTCGCATACGTTCTCCAGCTTCATCATTGTCTGAGCAAATTATAATGCTTTCAAATTGTTCAAGCCATTCCCAGTTTTCTTCAATCCATCCGTAATTGTTTGCACCTAAAGGAACGGAAACAGTATTTGAAAATCCCGACTCAATAGCCGCCGCTGCATCAGGTTCACCCTCACAAATCAGCAAAGGTGCTGTTGTATTTATGCGGTTCATATTAAAGAGTAAAGGAGTTGTGTCTGCTCCTTTTTGACACCAGCACTTTATATCGCCTTTAGCCTTATTGATCTTGCGGCTCGGTCTGTATTTTACAAGAGTAAGAACGTCGTTAGTATCATAATAGTTAAATACAGCATTGCCGTGTTCGTCTTGTCTGATATCAAGATAATCAACTGTTTTTTGGCTTATGCCTCGTGTGGCAAAATATTCGTATACTTTTGACTTGTCTTGACATTCTACAGGCTTCGGATAGCGGTAAGAAGCCTTTGTCTGAACTTTATGCTCACCTATACTAAATGGCATTTCTGCGAGTTCAAACAGCTTACTTGCCGCCTCCGTAAATGTGTTACCTTTGTACACAAGAGCGTCAATAATATCTACGCTTTTATTGCAACCGAAACAATGATATTTATTGGTCTTTGGGTTGAAGATGAACGACGGTGTTTTTTCATTATGAAACGGGCAAAGTCCTTTATGATTGTGTGCGTCATATTGCTCAATCCCCAAAATGTCAGCAATCATATCCGCAGTTTTATCGCCCAGTTTAACCTTTGCTTCTTCGATTTTGTCATTCTCTATTATCAATGCTTCACCCCCTGAAAACACAATCCATTCCGCAAAGATTTGAGCAATACCAGTTGTCAACCTTGCACTCCCAGTTTGTAGTATGCAAGATGTTTGTTACACTATCATTAAGCCATATCCCACTACGTATTATTTGCGAGGGTGCAAATAGCTCCACCTCTAATTTAGGAATACGGAACATATTAAAAACAAGCTTATATGGGTACTCACCATACTTACGCTTTATACATTCAGCATAAAGATAAAGCTGTCTATAATATTCTTCACGTTCTTTCTTACTCTTAAAGGCGGCATGAGATTTATGATCTACAATATATATCCCCTTATCATCACGCATAATTAAATCTGCGTAACCTATAAAATCATAATCCCCAAATTTAGTTTGTAATTCTTCTTCAACACTGACAACTTCCCCTATAAAGCCATCGTATTCTAAGAAATACTGAAGCGTCTTGTCATAGAAAGACTTTGCTATATTTGCGTATGGGAAACGTTTAGTAACATTGTTGTAATATTCGCTCTCATATACATCCGCCAATTCAAAAGCTGTAAGTTCACCTTTTAGACAGCGTTCTAATAATTTATGGGCAAACTTGCCATGCTGTGCGAAGGCATTTTCTTCTTCGACTTTATCTTTGACATATTTAAGATAGAATGCATATGGGCATTGCTCAAATAGTTTGACGGAACTAAAAGACCATTTCTTTTTTGTTAAATCCATTAGAATGGGATGTCGCCGTCAGAAACAACTTCAATCTCTACATTATCAGACTGTGGTGGAGCTGACTGTTGAGGTGCGGAGTTGTTGCCTCCCGATTTGCCGTCACCAGCAAACTCTACATTATCAACCTGTACTTCAGTTGTGTGGTGCATAACATCACTATGATTTTTGTCTTGATAATTGTTATTACGCATTGAACCTTCAACAATAATCATCTTGCCCTTAGTGAAATATTTACTAACAAACTCTGCACTTTTACGCCATGCAACACAAGTTATAAAGTCTGCTTCGCGCTCACCTGTTTCCTTGTTTGAGAACTGTCTATCAACCGCAACAGTAAATCTGCAAGACGCAATACCACTTTGAGTCTGTCTGAGTTCTGGATCGGCTGTAAGTCTGCCTACTAAAATTACCTTATTCATACCTTGTTTTCTCCTTTACTTTGTTTTCTTGTCGGGTTGAAAGTCCTTTATGTCAAGCTTGTCAAGCTCTTCTGAAAGTCTTGCAAGTATTTCTTCGGACTTAATAGTTCTTGGATTGTTTGTGCCGAAATTAGTTTGCAGCCATGCCGCAAGCTTATTACGATCAAAGCCTTTGCTAACAAGAGCCTTGAACTTTTCAATTGCATCATTCTGTTCAAGATTAGTAATAATCTTTTGCTCTTTTGCAGTTTCAGATATGTCCTCCTTGTGCCAAAGAGTCAAGCCTATACCAGTTGTCATTGCAATATTTTTAGTCATGCAACGCTGCTGAGATTTATTAACATCAGCCATAGTAATTTTGTTTGCTGGTATGCACTGGTTCTTATAATCCATTACAGGCAATGTGCAATATTCTTCAATGCCTTGTGACGGAATTTCAAGCTTAGTCATAACATAACACGTATTGCCGTCAGTGAAATAAGGCATTTCGACTTCATCAATAGTATTTTCGTAAGTCTTGCCCTCTGGTGTTTCTGACAAAAGAGTTGATATAACTTTTTTCGTTTTAAAAGTACATTTTATGATCTTAGCATCAGACCAATTGAGCTTCATAAGCTCAATTGCCTTTGACCACGGAAGGTACTTTTGCCCATTCTTTTCAAAAAGATACGGACTTACATCAGTTGCTAATCCTGTTTCAAATACTTTTTTGTTCTTTGGTTCTGGCATATAATTCCTCCTTTATTTTAACGGCATCGCCGTATTTATGTATAGCCTTGTAGTTGCAACCACAACTTATCATAACGATAAGAGTAATTGCAACTTTATATAAACAAAGAATATCAAAAACGTTGCAGCTATAAGAGAATTTATAGTCACAACTACAAAACTATACAATTGTGATAGCACATCAGTTAAAGCAACCACGGCACGAGCAGCCTTGCTATCTGGTGGTCGTTACGGGGACTATGCCCCGTTGAGAAAGGAAGTATACAAATTTCTAAATCACACTACATATTATTTGCTAAGACTAAAATTTTATCCACATTGGGATTATGTACTTATTATATCACACTACATATTATTTGTCAAGAGAAAAATTAAAATTTCTTCTTATATTTTTCATTTAACCAATTACTTACACAATCATAGCACATCTCATCAAGGTCTTTGCCTTCCTGATAGTATTTGCTACAGCGACCAATATCAATAGGAACGTCAAGCATTTCTAAAAAACATTGATCGCTGCCCTGTATTATGCATTTAATAAAGTCTATAAGAGCCATACTGCTTATCCATTTACGATTAGTCATTTTCTTCACCTCTTGACATATTAAAATTTCAGTGTTATAATATAAATGAAAAGAGCACCGTGACATAGCGGTTGCCCTCATAAGTGAATAATTAAAGAATTAATCGCTTAACTTGCAGGTCGGGCGATTATTTCTTTTTTGCGTTGTTAGAAAGCTTTATGATAGAAATTATCACACTAAGTAAAGTGAGAAGTTCTAATGTGCTCATAACTATCCCTCATTTCTGAGGGCGCAAATTAACCGCCATGCCGCTAATTCGATGCTCCGCTGATAATTATATCACAGCGGAGATATTTTGTCAATTATAAGTTCTACAGGGAACGTATCTTCTAAAAGCTCTACAGAGAAAATTTCGTTGTTGTTATAATAGCCAATAAATATACCATCTTTTTTTATGCAATAAAAGTCCCCGACAAATCCTTGTTCATCCCATTGATCTTTGCTATAGATTTTTGCTTTACCATTTTTAAACTTAATTACTATCTTCATTTTTATCAACTCCAAAAGTTTTTGCTAACTCATCTTCTGTCATGGCGACAAACTGAAAAGACGGTTCGGGCTTTGGTGCATCATCGTACCATTCATGTAATAGTGACAATGTTGCTGCAAAATTTTCGCGGAACATTTCAAGCTTACTCACGACAGCAACAGCTCGTTCTTCGTCTAAAGGTAATGAGTCAAGCTCGTGATCTTCATTCCAGCCACGAATCAATATGGCTATGTTGCCATAAATAATTCTTGAAAGTAGAAATGTTGCAAATGCATTGAACTTATATTCATCATGCAGCAGATACTCTTCATAGCAATAAATATCAAACATACCGCCGTCGGCAGTTGGCAAGTGACCGCAAAGTTCAAAGAAGCCACCGACACAATCTCTGATTGATTGATAATCCTTGAAAGGTTCAAGCTTGATTTTGTCATCAGGCGTAATTACAATAATATATCTCATACCCTTCCCCTTTATAGAAATTGTTTGTACTGTGGCGGCAAATTCTCGTTTAGAGGATAGCAGCCGTTGCATTTAAAATCCTTAATTTTTTGTATGATTTCTTCTTCTTTGTCATATATTGAGGCGCACTTAGGGCATAGATCAGACTCACCCAAACTAATACTGCCATCAATGCGTATAGATGGTGTACAGAATTTACCTCTTTGAAGCAAGGTCATTATTACGTTTTCAATTGTCGGATCAGGCAATTGCTTTGTGGTAGCTCTGACATTAAAACATTTAGATGCTGTGAACTTCCACGGTGTAAGGTTATTTTCTTTGGCTCGTCCTTGTGGGTACATAAACTCAACACAGTCCTTGCAAAGAGTAAAACCTTCCTCGCGCCAGATACGCTTTGTGGTATCAAGTTTCTTAGGATAATAACGTGAGTCCGTAGACACTTGAAACTGAAATTTAACATCTTTATAGCCAGCAGCAATGTCCTTAGCACACTTCATGTTCTCTTCATTTTCTATAATCCAAAAGCCGTTAGTTGCTATAGTGACCATAGATTTAAGATTTCTCTTAGTCAACTCGCCAAGCAGATAACCCATAAAAAAAGGAAACATTGGATGCTCTGTTGGTTCGCCTCCAGATATAAAAATACTATGGTAAGTATTGTTACGGATTATAAAGTCAATTGCATCTTTAAAGGTATCAAGAGACATATGCTCACCGTTCTCAGTTGCACTATTCATACAATGACTGCAACCCATTGAGCATTTCTCAGTTATTTTCAAAAGCATTTATTTGACCTCCCCAAAGATTGCCTTTATTACATTGTCGGCTGTCATATAACCGCAAGGCTCATCATTGTTATAATTCTTTGCCCATAGTTCAAGCAATCCACTATCTTTGTCAAACACAGGATCATAACCGCCATAAGTACCATAGCCATAAATGACACTATAATTGATATCATTTATAGTAAAGTGTGTACGATAAATAGTTACATCGCAATAACGTCTTTCAAAACCATCACGTACCATTTTTCGATTATAGGCTCTGGAGTAGACGAGCTGGCATCTTCCCATACTATACCAATTTTATCAAGACGATCCCTGAGCTTTTGCATTTCTTCACACATTTTCATAACTGTTCTATAACCTCCAGACAATCGCGCACCAATTCTTTGGTAGTATATCTGTGCTCTTGATTCCTTATTGACAGCTCGATATAATATCCACAAAAATCACCATAATGTGCATAGTCCCAGCCTATAAACCATCGGTCTGTAGGCTCGTCACCTGTAACACCTTTCAAGTAACTGTTACTATATGTTAAACCGCCATGACAGTTCACATTAATTTCATCATAACCAACATTATAATACTTGTGACCTTTGGGGATTTCAACATAACAGCAAGGATGAGTTCCCAAATTTAAAACCCAATAATTAAAGCCGCCTTTATTGCCTTGTTCAAGGATAACACCTTTATTAAAACGTTTGTTAAAATAAACCATTTCCGTCATTATAAACCCACTTTCAATTCAATACTGCACATTCCTATGCATTGAGGCGTTTCATACATCTCTAAGCCAATTTTTTTTGTGCAAACATAGCGAGTCTCTTCCCAGTCAATGCGTTGATCTTTACCTAAATTATCAGTAACACTTAAATCCTCTTTGCTAAGATATCCATGCCAATCCTGAACAATATATTCAAACATTTCGTCAACTGTGTTAAAGGTTTTCATCTCAGCCATTGCGTCATCAAGGTATGCTTTGTGCGGTCTGTACTTAATCATAACATCACCATTCAATAAAATTAATTACTTTTGAGGTTGAAATATCATTTGGAATGAATTTACTACCATCAATCTCACAAGTGTTGCCATTTGGACATTGCATTCCTTTGGTAACGCCCATTAGTCTACAAATTGTTGGTCGCACAGGATAAATTTTGCACCGCTTTTTCTTGTTGTCTCGAAACGGGCAAGTTAATTTATCAGGATGCTTTATAGGTTTTATTTTATTTGCTTTTATATAAGCGTGTATATCATTAAGCTCTTCGTGAGTGGCTGGAATAAGACCGCAACACATTCCACAGTTATTACAGTTTTTATGTCGCGGAATATTATACAAGTTCATTATTATCACCTTTTACCCAAATGTAGGTTTATCACCTATACTGTCGCCATATAATTCATCATACTTATAAGCTATTTCAGTGAGTGTTTCAAAATCACAATCAATAATTCTTTTAGTTTCCCAAAAATTTATTGTGAATATTTTGATAACATCATCAATTGTATATTCATCAAATATTTTTAAAATAATACTTAGTCCGATATACATATTATCCATAAGTTCTTTAATTTCATGTTGATACACCTCAGTATATGGTTTGCCATCATCATTATTTGTTTTGCTATATAACTGTTTAAACATGAAAAGAGCAAATTTATTTTCACTTCTCCATAATACAGAACTCATACCGACCGTGATGTTGGGTGATACACATAGGCTATCAGGTCGAACTTTCATAATCTCTTTATAGGGGATTTGTTCAAAATCTTCGCATTCTAAGTTTTCAAAATTGCCACCACAATGACTTTTATCATTGTGATTTCGGAAATAGTTCTTGCATTCTTTACAGTCCATTAGTTCACTCTCCTAATTCCTAAAAGGCATATTTTCAAGAATATCGTACTGTTTTGCAAAATGCCCATATGTCCATTCTTTAGTTGCTGTTGTTTTTGCTTTAAAGAGGATTTCTCTGTTCATTTAATCATCTCCTTCACGGAAACAATGTTTTTATATGATGAAAGAAAAGGTATTCTCCAACCATATACTTTCGCTCTATATGTTTTGCCGACCTTGATCTTTCCATATAAATCTGAGCTGTCCCATCTCCAATACGTAAGAGAATCTGTAATTTCATATGTGCCATTATCAGTGTAAATAAGATATTTGTCGTCCTTGTCATATCTTTTAATGGCTTTATCTTCGACTGTGAAAGTAACAATGGTTTGGCTTGCCCTTTGCGCGATTGGTATTATTACCAGAATAGCTACAATAGCTATTGCTACAATAACTTGAATTACTGTTACGCCTTTTAGTTTTTTCATTTTATTTCACCTCTCAAAACCATTTATGCCTTGTATTTCGTCTTGTATAAGTTGCAAAGTATTGTTGCGCTCAAACTCTTCCTTTGACAATTTTTGGTTGCCCCCGACTTTAAAAGACTCGATTATTCTCAATACATCTTCTTTGTTTATAAAATTGCTCATATTTATAGGCGGCAAATCCATTACAATTAATTTTGCCTCCATAAAAGTATCTCCTCTTATACTTTCCCATGTCGGTTTCCATTCATCCTTCCATGCCTTTAATGCCCAGTCTTGTAATACGTTTTCTACATCTTTTTTTATTAAGTATTCTGCATTGTTGTTCGTATAAATACTTAAATGCAAACCTGTTTCTTCTGCTTTATCTTCCATTACTTTATTATATATTTCAAGTTCTTTTTCTTCATAACCTTTAATATAAGCCTCGACTTCTTTATCTGAATAATCGGGATGAGCTTTCTTTATCATGTGTTTTTCAAGACCATGATTGCCTCTATCACACTGAACAATCAAATCATCTAAAATAGAAATAACACATCTTAAAGTGTCATTTTGACACTTTGTAATTTTTTGATCTGTGCATTGTAAGTTTATTAATAATTCTTTTGCGGTTTTATAAGTCATTCCGCATCATCGTCCTTTACTTTTGCCCCACATTTAGAGCAAAAATCTTCCATAATAGCCAACTTGCCACAATTGCTACAATAGCTTCTTTTGCCTACGTTGATTGTTTTATGAGCGTAGACAATAGGCTGTACGTCTGTGGCAGGAATAAAGCATAAATCATTATCAATAGCGTTTAATATTTCTTTAGCACCTTTTATCTTATATAGTGCTTTTATATCTTTTGTTTTTAAAGCCTCGGCTTCACCAACAGATACACCATTTGCTATTCCATAAAGCACTTGTTTTATTGCTTCTCTGCTTATATACTCAGGTATTGCCTTTATCCTCCACTTCTGGCATATCAACCATAGTTATACCTATTGGGTTTTTAAGTTTAATGCTGCGATTGACATTATTAAGTTCGTATAAGTAAACTAATGAACCGTTTCTTATAGCTGTATTAATAACATCAATCGCTCTTTGAACTTCTCTATCGCTCGACAATCGAGTTGTCCGAAACTCCATCATATATTTACCCATAGTTTGCACCTCCGCAATTTACAACACTTCTACATCGTGATAAAGAAAATGCATCTTATCAATGCGCTTATTAGTATGCCAATGTCCACAATACCATGCCTTATAATCAAGATCATCTTCGACCTTATCAAGCCATTGTTCTGTGCTGTTATCTACTGTTGACTGATCTATCATTGGCAGAAAACATTCAGTAGGAATATATTTTGCAGGGCAAGTGTGAGAAAAAACAATATCAACCTTATTATTTGATAATTGTTTTTCTACATAAGTTTTTATCTCAGGCGATGGCTGCTCGTCAGACCACCAGTTATGACCGTTTTCAAGTCGGTAATACTTGTCAACGCTATAAGCTCCGCCGATCACTATGCATTTTGCTCCTTCAATATCAAAAATGTCCCCATCAACAGGAAACAAAATGTGCGGAAATCTTTCTTCATAAAGAACGCGACCTCCGCACCATTCTTTTTCTTCATAGGAAGAAATGTTTTGCGGACGGTTCTCGTGGTTGCCATGAATACAGAAAAATGTCATGCCGAACTTATCCATGTAATTATTTACGATGCGCTTAATGCGAATGTCATCAATCGTGCCATGATAATTCAGACCAACATCGCCCAAAACAACTAAAATGTCATTTGGCTCTGGTTTATATTCATCAAAGAAATTGTATATTGGCGCAAGAGAACCATGCATATCACCTGTAATATAAATCATCTTTCACTTTCTCCTATTGGGTTCGTATACTTCATATCCACCACTGCTCAAACAGCGAATAAAGGCTTCTGGATTTTCTCGCAGTTTCTCTCTATCTTTAATGGCAATGTCAAATATCTCTGCAAGTGATTTGGCGTTTAATCTACGCTTATGAAGTTTCATGTCAAGATCAATATACTTTATAATTTCCTGCGCTTTCTGCAACCCAGCAGTGAAACCTCTGATATAGCCGCCGTCTAAATACTCCATTATTATCACCCCTTGACAGAAAAACATCCATTTATATCACCATCCTTAACTTCTGCCCCACATTCAAGACAGAAACTTCCGCTATATTCTTTTCGGACAAAGCCAAGATGTACGTGCTGATGACAATTTGTGCATATAAATACATCTGTATAACCGCGACAATCAGATCCAAGCGGTATCATTTTACAATATTTCTTTTCTTGTATGTCTGCGGCTGGTTCTTCTTTGATAATTTTTATAGCACGATAGTATGTTACATCTTCAATGCCTGTTGCCGCTTTATCCTGTTCTTTGGCAATTTTTTTTATAATCGTATCTTTGCTTATGTATTCATTAGCTATCATTCTTTGCTCGCCTTTACTATTAACAACTTTTTGTTTCATAAGGTTCAAAAATTTGCACAACGCCTGTATAATAAAGCATATCCGCATAACATTCAACATCGTGTATATTCCAATCACCAAAGAAATTAAGGTCTAAAGGATTGTGCGTGTCTTTTTGGTAGAACTGTATATGAACTTCATACCTATCGTGATGGTCAAATTCATGTCGATAATAGTACACAGATAAGAAGTAAAGGATATTACCCTCACTATCATCAATGCGCTTTTGACAAGCTCTTGTGGCATAATAGAGAGGTGATGGTGTATATTCTTTATATCCCATTTTCAAGAGGTCATCAAAATTCATACAACTAACTCCTTATATTTTAAAGGGAAAAATGCCCTATAACAATCAATATATTACTCTTTATCTTCGCCGCCCAATGACGTTCTTTTAATTGTATAAGCATTGACTATCTTATGCATACAATCAAAGGGAGTCAATGCGGCTGTATCACCATCATGGTAATATACAAAAGCTCCGTCATCAGTAAGTCGTTTGATCTTACCAATCTCAAAGCTGTCACCATTCTGATAAATTATATATTCTCCCTCTTTAAATTTAGATGTTTTATTTTCGCATAACGTGTCTAAAATACAACTTAAACAAACGTCCCGAAAATCTGGAGACAAGCTGGCTACTGTATCAGGGCAATGTCTTTTGCAAATGCGGCAGATGAAGTCAGCCATTTCTCTCATCCTCACAAACTATGAGCGTGTCAGGTCTTACTTCATGGATATATCCATCAACCGAAAGAATAAAACGCTGCTCATAATGTGGATATATCTCGCCATATACCCACTTACCTGTAGTTGTATCAATTCCTTTATACATTTTCTCCGCCCTCCAAATTGACTTCATCTGCCTTATCATATCCCCTGTTGCCATGTGTCTTTGCTTTAGCACCACAATGCGGACAAAACTCATAGTCAATGCTGACCTTTGTAAAGGAACAACTTGTGGTTATATGACAATTTGAGCATTTAGCAACCCATAGATGTAAGTTGTAATCAACGTGCTCATCAACCCATATCATTTCTACATTATTCATCGTAATCAATTATTACATCTTTTTTATTGTCATTCAAGCACTTCAATCTAATGTACTGGCTTACTGTCTTGCATCCAGTTTTAGCCGCCCTATCTTTAAGTATCATTTCCTCTTGTGCGTTTACGCGAAGGCGAATAATAGATGTCCGTACCTCATACCGATTTTCTTTTTTAGGTCTTGCCATACAATTACCACCACAATGTAGGAAAAATAAGTCCTATAATATTAAATGCTTCTTGAATTTTAGATAGACATTCTTTTTCGGTTTCATTATCACTATCTTGATACTTTAAATAAAATTCAAGATTGGATAGAGCTTTCAGAATAGCATCTTTCTCTGTAAGCTCTTCGTCGTCGATGTCAAATTTATAAAACGTCAGATCAATAAACCCATCAGCGTTATCAAGATAGATATGCAGCCATGTAAAAATCTGTTCAACCATAAAGGTATTCAAATTCCATGATGCTCTTTCATCGTAACCACCGCAGATTTTGCGTTGCTCTGCCCACATATCGTTGCGCTTATCTTGCTGCATCTCATAAAATAAATCTTGCGTACAAGAGCCTTTATATCCTATAGCATCAAAATATTTATTGTTGTATTTGTCCATATCTTATCCCTTAAAGTCACATACTAAAATCTCGATATCTGTATCTGCAAACACTTTTCGTATCAATTGTTCAACGTCTTGCCAATTAAGATTATCTAAACCGCAGCCGATCTTAGGCATTGCCAGTTTGCCATTAGCATTCGGATGTCTTTTCAAAGATAACAAAGCTTCATGCAAGGCTTCAAGTTTTGGTTTATGCCAGTAGTTCTTTTTAGTCACAAGGTTATACTCGCCAGCCCATCCAGTTGCATGAGTATAGAGGCATTGTCCGCAGCCGAGCCAAACGTATACATTATAATATTTCATAAGCTCATCTTTTACTCCAAGAGCCGCAAACTTTTTGGCGATACCTGCACCAAGAGCGAAGTCGGCTGAAATGCAATGGCAAAGATAGTAGTCTTGTGGAACTGTAAATAAGTCGCGTTTTTCAATTGTTAGAGTCATCGTATTCTCCTATTCCATGACGCAAATGCTTCTTCCTCAGTAGCGGCTGCAACTAATGCGCTACAACCACTACACATTATAAAGTGTACAGTGTTTGTGCTGACTTTCATTTCATCAGCATCAATATTGTCATTGCCACGATGATAGTAAGCCTCGCCTCCACAGAACGGACAAAGCTCAAGATACTTTAATTTATCAAATGCTTCGTTCATTCTACGCAAATTTTCATCCATAGCCTTTGGCGGAACAAAATAAGCATCAGGATCGTCCTTGCCAAGAGTAGAACAGAAGTAAGTTATATCCTCATATTCCACAGGCAAACCATTCTTTTCTGTAGAAGTCCATTCCTTTATTATGATAGCATCATGCTTCTTGCACATTGGGCAAAGCTCAGTACACATTACATTACCTCCCAAAATTGTTTCAATAACTCTTGTCGTGGTGTAAAAATGTCGTCAATACATCCATGATATAAACCATTTAGTTTTAAGGTTTTAAGGGTATTAAGCTGCTTCTGTGTTGGTTTACAACCTGTAACATAGTTAGCATTCCACACAGATATATAGCCAGTTTGTTTTGAGAGGCATTCTATATATCCTATACGGAACGATTCTTCCTCTAATAGTGACATAGCTTCTTCTCGGTCTGTAATGCTGTTTTGCAACATATAAATATGCAATAACTTTTCAACGTGTGAAGGTACAGCATATTCAACCACACCGTCAGGAGAGATCACAACCTCCAGATAATCAATAAAGGTAATCTTGTGTAGCTCAATATCAAATGCACCTCGCAACACCTTTTGTGCATTCATTGCATTGGGAATCATAATTCAACCTCTTGTGCCATAGAGTGACACTTGATTGACTCTTGCATTAAATATAAAGCAGCATTTTCAAATGAGACATCGCGTATTTTGGCTATAGCACTTACTAAAGCCATACTTGAACCAACCGCTTCGGCTGTCAGAACTAAAGTCGAACCTTCTGTATGCAGTTCAACTGCTCCTTTATCAGCTTTTATTTTAATCATATTCACAATCTCCTTTATATTTATGGGCTTCTTTTGCAAATGACTTTGACTTATAGAAATCAAATACGGCTGTCAAAGAACAAACTGTTATGCTGAAAATCATTGGGAGACTAAACCTTGTAACAAAGGTTGCAATCAAGATATCAAGCAAAATAAGCGATAGGCAAGCTATGCCAAGTCTCTTCATTTGCTTGCTTGCTTTGTAATTTATCTCCCAAAGCTTTTCGTTATTGATCTTTTCAACTTGTTCCAAAATTTCTTCATCCATTTTTGTTCTCCTCTGGCAGTCTTTCAGGTATATAAAACCAGTGTGAATAACGTTCTGTTATATTACTGAAACCACAAAGGTCATCATAGATATACAGTTTGCCGTCCCTGCCATACAGAGCAAACGCACAATTCCCTGATAGAGTTTTGCCACCTTTTTTAAAGACACAAATATGAGAACCCTTTTGGGGGAATTTGTCATCAAATGAAATCCACATATTATCTGGCGGCATATCACTGACTGCAAGTCTTGCCTTCTCAAAAGAGTCGCGCCTGATTTGATGGTAGAATATTGGCTCGTCTAACCGAGATGAGTCCATAGCTTTATCAAAAAGCATTGCCATGACTTTTTGCTTATCTAAATAGTCAATCATCATTACTCACCGTTTGCTGCTTTAGTTATCATTTTATCTATAAAGGCATCTTTATCTCCTTTGACCTTAGATACATCTATTGTCTGCATCCTATCTTTAAAGGTATAAAGATCGCCCACTAATTCTGAATTTCTTATAAAGTCTCTGTCAAAATCCTCTATGTGGTCAAGCAGTTTGTCAAGAGGTATCAAAGGCTTGTGTAATTTAAGTGCTGTAGCATTATCTGAATGCCTGACTAAATCAAATAAAAGAAGCTTGCCCAGAGAATCAGTATGAGGTTTGCGGCAAATCCTATAAACAAGTTTGCCATGAGCAATTAAATCGTCCTCATATATCATTGTATGATTACGGTCAAACATTCCTGAGCAACGACCAACAGTTTCAGGCTTGACTTCACAATTATTGATATATGCATTGCCGTTTTTTAAGGCAAGCAGTCCTGTGACATATTTATCATTAGCCACACTTACGCCTCTGAAAATTAATAAAGACATTAACGTTCATCCTCTCGTCTTTTATCTTGCTGACAGCCCACGGCTGCACAAACCCATAATGTAAGTCCCGAAAATAAAAGAAGTATTATTGCTTTCATTTTAAAATCTCCTATAAAAAGGTGTGCTATTACGCCAAAGTCGAGGAGGCGGTATTGCTTACCCCACAATGTCAGCTTATTATATACCGCTATTAATCTAACATTGCTCGGTGCTCAAACCCGATTTGGGATCGGAATAGATGTATACCATTAACCATGCCTTTGGTCTAAGCCTTGATAAAATCAAGTCATCTATCCGCGAACATTCGCTATGACGTTTTGCGTCCCACTCACGATGTTCGTTTAGCCAGTCTACACTCCTTAGATGATGGCTGCCTTGAAGCCAACATTCCTTTTTTTTATTCACTTCTTGACCAATTGCGTGTTGTAAAGAAATCATCACCTATAAAATAAAGTCCGTCACATGGTTCACCATACGGATCATAAGCTTGTACAGCATATCGCATAGATGGTTCTCTAAAGTTGTTGATATTAATGATCTCAAAGCTATAATCATAGCCGCTTGTGTCGTGGAGGATGAATTTATCACCAACATTAATCTCCATTGTAACCCCTATCCTTTAAATCTGCAAGCTTGCAAAGCAACAACCCTATCAAAGTTCCTAAAATCCATTCCATTAGCCGTACCTCGCTGCAATTTCTTTCATATGTACTGGAGCGTAATTATGTCGCTCCACACACATACACGCGCACCGCTTACCCCAAGTCTCAAACATTAAACTATTATGTATATGCCCGTACAGATTTATCATTCCTGTTGACGGTACAAACGGCATCGGATTATGTGATAGTACAATAAACTCATCAACTATTATAGGATAATCGTACACCTGAGAGAAGCCAATATCCCTAAACCATTGGCTGCTCCTTGTGTCGTGATTGCCTTTAATAAGTCTGATTTCACCATGAAGTTGTGATACAATGTCCGCCACATATTCTTTAGAGGCTAAAGCAAAGTCGCCCAAGTGCCAAACTAAATCGCCTTTTTTGACCTTTGCGTTCCATCTTTTTACAAGTTCATTATCCATCTCGTGGATATCAGTGAATGGGCGGTCACAATATTCAATTACTTTTGCGTGTCCAAAATGAGTATCGGAAGTAAACCAGATATTACGATTTTCCATATGATTCATACTCAGGGCAGCAATATCTTACAGGAATTTTAAGCAGTTCCGCATAATCGCGCCGCTTGCAAATTCCAGTAAAAAGCTTGCACACTTTATCATCGTTCATATATTTACAAGGCGGTATACTATCGCCCCAATTTACAACTACTGTTGCTTGGATTTTGCCGTCATCATAAAATGGTATACGCTCATCTTCATTTGTACCCCATTTGCCAACAACATATTTATCGCAATTATAATGCAAACATTTCTGATCTACATAACCCTTTGAGCCATCAACTAAACATTTGTTGGTTGACAAATCAAAGTTTTCGCAGCTTTTACATTCACTCATAGTTCATGCACCTCTGTTTTTTTGAAAAAGGAACTGAGTTCCTAAACCAAAATCTTAGTAGTTCAACCTGTTCTTTATGTTGTTAATACGGTCTGTGTCTTGCTTTATATAATATTTCATAGTTGTGCTGGTACTCTCATGGTTCAACAATGTGGATACATCCTCTATATCCATACCAGCCCTACGCAGCATGGTCGCTCCGCTATGTCGGAAGTCGTGAGGATGTAACGTAGGTACATCAATCATTCTACCAATTCTCTTACACCATTCACTTAAAGTCGTTTTACTGATATGCTTCTCGTCTGTACAACGTCCTGTATAAAACAGCCAGCCGTGGTCGTTTTTCTTCTTATCCTCACGTTCTTCTTTGAGCTTTAGTAACAATTGCTTTACCTCGTCATTGAAAAAGATATCCACGATCTTGCCTTCTTTTTCAAGAACGTTACGAATAGTGCATTCTTGCCAGTCAACTTGATCCCATCTTAGTGAAGCAATGGCGTTGAGCCTTGCCATTGTTGACAAGGACAACATCGCATACAGTCTTAATTGCAAGTCACCGCATTCAATCAAGCGTTCTCGCATTATGGCAACTTGCTCCGAAGTTAGGAAAGTTTGTGTAATTATAGGAGTTGTTTTTCGCGGCGGCTCAATAAACTCTGTAGGGTTGGCGGTCATATATTTTTTCTTACGCAGAAATTTATAAAACGCTGATATGGCAGATGTGCGGAAACGCATACGGGCGGCATTGTTCCCTTGCGTTTTACACCAGAAAAGAAATTCTGTAATGTCATCATCAATCATGTCCAATACAGAACGATTATCTTGATGCTCCAATATGTATACGAACCATTGCTTTAAGCTGGTCAAATATTCATATTGTGTAGTCTCTGCTCTTTCGCGCAATGATAAGTCTATCATATATTTATCAAGCAGTACCATATTGTCGGAATTGACCATATGAATTTTTTCGGCTACGTGCATATCAATGCGCTTGCTCATAATAGCCATTATTATCAACCTTTCCTACACGCCTGATATTTGCGGTTATGTGAATTGATGGACTCAAATTAAAAAGAACCTTGCTACAACCCAGTTTAAGCACTATTTTGTGCATATTCTTGTTGCGACAGAATTTTGCAAAGGGAAGTCCGATTTTTAAGACCATTAATCAGATGTCTTTTTATTCTACGAAAGGACATAATCATAACCGCAAATATCAGGCGTGTATATAACTTCTTTATTTCGGATAGGAATAATATTCTTTATCTGCCTTTTTTAAATCAACAGTTGTTTTGTTCATTTCGTAGGCTTTAAGTACAGCTTGCGTCTGGAAATACAGAACAAGCTTATCCCTTCTTGACTGCGCACTTATATTCAAAATCTGATCCCTAAGCTTGATGATTGGAATTTCGGCTTCATCTCTTACTATGCCATGAATAAGAACAGTACAAAATCTCTCCAGCTTTTCTCTATCATAACCTACGAGAAAAGCATTGAATATTGCAGCCATAAATCCAGATTTGCGGAATTTTAGATTTTGTGCTGCGCCATTTGATAGTATCTTATAATATATAAATTCGCAAGCTTCTGGATGTTTCTGTATCTCTTTAACAAGACCGATTTTAGAGTAAGAACGATAACCGTCTGATCTTCCAGTGATTGCAAGATTAACAGAAGCAAATATAGCGTTTGATCTTAAATATGGATGGTCGTCAATTCCCATAAACTTTGCAACATCTACAGCAGTTCTTGTTGCTCCGATATCGTAACAATTTGTTTGAGCTTTGGGCAAGTAGATTACTACAGCATTTTTCATAGTGGCATTTGCTTTTACGCAAGCACATAATCTATGCTGCCCATCTTTTAGAATGCCATCATCACCAATGATTATTGGAACACCATTAGATTTCCAGTTCCCATTTTTCATCTCAGATGCGTACATACTAACTCTGCCTTGTCTCAGGTTACGATTGCTTGTGTTTTTATCCAGCAATTCGCTTGCTTTTCGCGGAGTGATATCCATTACAACAATTCGCATATCACCATCATTTGTAGTTACTATCAATTCTTTTTTTGAAGGCATTTAATTCATTCCTTTCTGATATGGTGTCGAGTTTCCGACATGAACGGTTCATCGGCATATTTGCCCATCCACGATGGGCATTAGGAGGTTCGTCACTATGGCAACGAACAGGAACTTTTTAAAAAGAATGAGCAGTTTATGACTTACTCAGGTCAAAAATCTATAGTAGAAACGGAGTATTAATGATCGCATTGGCGTGGGAATTTAATCCCAGTGCTGAAAGGAAAGCACTACCAATGCGAATGGTCTGAACTACAGGACTTGCACCTATATCTCTATATATCAAATAGCATTCAAACAAATGCCTTTGTAGCAAAATTCTCAGAAGTAAAGGGGATTACTGAGGAAGATTGAAATTGATAATAGTGCTTTGTAATTAAGCTAAGTTCAGTTGATTGGTTGGGATAGCGAGATTTGAACTCACGATGCAGGAGTCAAAATCCTGTGCCTTACCACTTGGCTATATCCCAAAAAAAGGGTATAACAAAGGGAGAGGTAGAAATCCTCTCCCTTCATATCAGTTATACTGCTGTAGCTGACTACGAAGTTCTTCTACTTCTTGATTAAACTTATTGATTTGTTCTTGCGACTCTTGGTTTAGTTTTTCAATGTTGTCTTGAATAAGCGAAATCTTGTTTAGAATAGCATTCTTAGACAACACAGGTGCAACGTTAGCGGAGGGATTTTCAGACTCATATTTATTGCGCTGATTGCGATAAGCAACATACTCTTTCTTACGCCTTGCAATCATGTTCTTACTTACTTGAAAAATGTCCAAGAACCACTGAGGTGTTACCGAACTGCAAACTATCATTTGCCCAGTAGCCTTTTCTTCATGGTACGCCCGATTAAATTTACCACAAAGATTAAGATAAGAGGTTCTGAGAATAGTTTTTAAATACTGAAACTCTTCCTCAACATCTATAAGTGTTAATGGACGATTGATATAACTTGCATTAACAACCTTTATTTCACTTGCACTTCTAAAATATTTAGTGCCTTTTAAAGTATGGTTATTGTCACATTTTGATTGATATTTATAGGTCATTAGTACATCTAAGTCGTCATTTGTTAATGGCAGATCATAACCTCTGACACCATCAAATTGAATGTCGGATAAACTAAGACTGAGAAATTCACTTTCCGTTAGCCCATAAAATGACAATATGCCAGCGGCGTGTGCCATATTCAAGAAAAACATAGATGCATTATTCCCGTTCAAAATAGCTTGTCTTTCAAGTGCTTTTCCCAAAATGTCATAATATTTGTGAATATCACTTGTTGAATAAATTTGCGGAACAATCTCCTCCTTTACAGGCAAAACTATATCCGCAGCATTAAATTTAACAGTACAACCCAGATCCGCAAGCCAGTTAAGATATTGAGCAATCTTACGCTTTGTATTAGCGGCTGTTTCATTGCTCACCGATTCCCAATTTGCACACTCCTTGTTTACTTCTTCAATTGTCATTTCGTGCAAAAAGGACTCAGTTTTCTCGAACCTTTGAAGTTCCAAAGTCCTTCTGTGTGGATATTGTTTACTGTACTCATCTATTAAGTATAACATAAATTACACCCAATCCTTTCATTAGACTGCATACATTATATCACACTACATTATATTTGTCAATCACACTACATAATTTTTTCTGTAATCTCCTGACAAAATTTAAAATATGTGTCATCCATGCCACGATCAGCAAGCTTATCAAGTAGGTTGTCCCCTATTTGACAAACGCATGACTCCCCCGTGTCATTTTCAAAGACTATCTCGGCAATTTGTTGCTGCGAAATCTTTATGATCGCCACGAACCAGTTACAATTTTCCAAAAACTGATAAACCTTTTTATAACACAACGGTAAAATCATTCTTGTTATGATATCTGTATCGTAACACTCAACAAAGAGAACACCATTTTCCCATGATGGAAAAAATACAGGCTCGTCCGATACAGTTGTGTCAATTATCATACCCAGTAATGCAAAGACTTCTGCACTCATCATTTCTCACCCCTAAATAAAAATGTTCTTTTGATATCACTATTATAGAACATTTGTTCCGACTTGTCAAGTGAACGTTTTGTGTTCACTGTGATAGCCGTGTGATGAGACTAAGGTAGGCTCATGTTATAGCCCATATCACATACCTCCCTTATTTCTTTTTCTCCATAAGCCGATCTAATAAACGTTCGGTTAATTCCTGATAGGCATTTCTTTCAGCAACTACAGATGAAATTCTTGCAACTATTTCATCATCGCCCATTGTTTCCTTGACATATTCCCCTAAGCCAAGTGAATACAACAATGCCTTATTAATCAGCTTCATTTCTATAGGGGTACATTCCCCGACAAATTCTCTTATTCTGCTTTTATCTATAGTGGTAATCTGTTCACATATAGTTGTTGCTAAGACTCCAGATGATCTTATGCTTATATGTTCAGGTGCGATACATTTTGTTTTAGTAGTCAAATAAACGACCTCAACACAACTTAAATTTTCATTCAATCTGTCATTCGATACAATAACGGCTGGTCTGCCAGCCACCATTTCAACGCCAACAGAAGGACGTTGCGAAACATAGTAAATCTCGCCACGTTTAAATTGACGGTCTGCACCCTGAGATTGAAAAGTAATATTCGGATTGTCCTTTAATTCTTTGTTGGGATCAATCGGCTGTATAATCATTGAGGTTTTCTTAACTTCTTTTTTATTTCTTTGCGATTTCCAGTAGTGAATAGTTGACGAAGCAATACCTAACTTTCTCGAAGTCTTTTCTACGCCAAACTTATCAACCAATTTTAAAGCGTGTTCCTTTTCGTCGTCTGACCATCGTTTGTAATTACGGGACACTTATTGCCTCCCCCTCTGTTTTCGTATTCTTGATTGAAATACTTTTCCAGCACTGATAATCCGATATTCATATTCATTACAATTTTTTTCTTCTGGTTCTCAAAATCCTTACTATAATGCAATGTCATCGCTTCAGAACTATGTCCGTAATCCTGAGACAAGAAACTTAGAGCTGCGGCGTGTGCGTATGCTTCGTCACTATCAAACTGATTGATAAAGGCTTCTGTAATCGCCCATCCGTAAAGCTTACGGATTGAATGAGTACAGATTTTTCCTATGCAATCATGTACATTTTTGCAACGTGTATCATTTGCAATTGCAACACCAAGATTATCTATAATAATATGCTTCATTATTTTTTCCGAACTTGAACGTGATAACGGCTTAGGAATTTTGTTTCCTTTATCATCAGTTTTATATACGTACTTGCCATTGATCCTGACAGCCTTTTCCTTGCCATTCGAGTCAATGTAAGTTTCCATAAGATAACCTTTTCGTCTGCCGTTTGAGGTAATTAAATAATCCGTAGGCGTTATGTCACTATGCCATAGATGCATAAGAAGAGCCATTTTTACAGCTTTATTTATAAAGACCACACGCTGTTTTGAAGTCTTTGATTCTTGTAATAGAACCCTATCTCTAAGCCTGTTGTTTTCATCAATAAGATCAATACGGCGCAGGTTTACGACATCAGAATATCTCAATCCGAAATTGCTCATAGCGGTTAGCCAGAATGACGTTCTGTAATCAGAGCGAGAAAGACAATTTTCCAGCATTTGATTATAAAGGTCAAGCGGTAAAACGTCCATACCCTGACTTTGCTTTTGCTTTGTAGCAAGTTCAACGAGTTCTTCCAAGTCGTCACACTCGGTTTCAGGAATAAGACTATCAAAGTCGTACTCCACTGAAATTTCCTTTTGGGAAATATCAATCACATGACATTTTTCAGCGAACATTTTATTCCTCCTTTTACATTATGTATAATTCGCGTAAAACATTACACAAAAAAATTACCTTGCTCATGTGATATTTAGATTATATCACAAATTGAATGTCAAGTCAACGTTTTTTTGATGATTTAATCTATAAATCGGCTTTCAAAAAAAAAAAAAAACAGTGCATATTGCACAAAAATGCAAGAGTGTTAAAACTCCCTCCACCTACCCCTACGATATATGTTTTTTGATAACTTGTATATACCCCGTGATATAAATTCTATATTAGAGAACACCATTATGCACCCGAAAAGGACGAAAAACAGTGCCGCATCGTCAGCATTCAGGTTATGTGAGGCATAACCTAATAATAATAATATTACACCCTGTAGTCTAAGTAAAAAAGTTTTCTTTAAATGATATCGTTTCATTATCTCTTTTCCTTTCCCACTGTTTGTTATAAAACCAGCGTTTAAATACAAGGTAGCGTGATGCTATCTTTATTATATCACACTACATTTTATTTGTCAAGATGTTTTGAAGCCGCAATCGAAAAAAAATCAATGCGGCTTCTTATTATATAGATTGTAGTTTGTAAACTTACAACATATGCGATCCCATTCGTCATCAGGAATGCCACCACATATGTATTTTTCCTCTAAATTGTAGAGGCATTGCCTGAGATAAATGTCATTATGCCAATCGGAAAACAGAACAAATCCATCATAAGCTGTTTGAACTTTAGTGAATTTTTCCCGTATCTTTGATAGTCTTTCCGAATATTTCTGATAGGCTTTATCTGATATCTGATATCCGCGTTCGTGCATTTCCTTCAGAACCTCTTGTACATAATATTCAAAATGAAAAACGGGATAGTCCATGATCCGATTGACAAGAATATGGTGTGGATTTCCATATTTTACTATGTCTTTGACAATTCCGCAACATTCACGCCACTGCGATAGAAGCTGTTGTCGCGGCAGAACTGGCAATAAATCCCTATGCCATAATCGCATTAATTTTCCTCCTTAATCCTCGTCATCAGCACCGCTGCATTCGCTATTGTGTGGGCAGCAAGGGCAATATTGACCATTGTATGCTCCGTGTTCCCAGCACATTTCATAGTCGTCGCCATCATCATAAATTTCGTCTAAATATGTTTCATAATTATCGCCCATTATTACACCTCCTATCTATATATAAACTCATACTCATAATACCGCTTACCCTTATACATTATATATAGTCCAGCCTCACGGTCAAAATAAACTTTTCGTTCAAGCTCTTTCCGCTGAAAGAACTCTCTGATCTCAAACAAATATGTACCGCCTTCTGCAATAGGCTCAAAGGCGTACACCTGAATTTCCCCATTGTTGTTCATATAGCATCATATCCTCCTTGCCCTTGACATTTCCGATCAAGTGTGCTATACTATTCCAGAGAGGCGGTTATTTCTTTTTACCGTCTACCGTTTATTTAATATTCTTGTTCTGTATTATAGCACAGTTCAAAAAATAAGTCAAGAATTTCCACCTGACATTTCCAGTCAAGTGTGCTATTATAATCATTAAAGCATAAAAGTTCCGTTGTGGATTTGCCTCCGTATTTCACGGAGGCTTTTTCCATTTCAAACAAGTCAAGCGATCAGTTTAAATTCTTCCCGTTCAATAATCATCACCGTCCTTTATAAAATATCATTGGTCGCACGGGCAAGGATTTGAACCCTGCAATGCGATATATGAGATGAAGTCCCCATTGCTCTTATACAGATGGGGACTTTTCTTTTGTAAGCTCAATAAGGTTTGCAAGCGTGTTACTTATTTCCGAGTCACGAACTTCCAGACAATTAATAAACAATGCCAGCATACGTGCCGATCTTTCCTGTTCAGCAGTGAAATTGCTGCGGTCATGTGTTAATTTGCCAGCCGCAATTTTAAGAGTTGAAAGCAGGTCGTCGCAATTTGTGAACGCAAAGTTTCGTTTTAACTTTTCCATATCAAAAGTGATTAACATATTTAGACCTCCTTATTAAGTTCATTCCATACGTGCTCCGCAATTTCCTGTTTAGCTTCAGGGCAATCCGTAACAAACATACAGAATAAGTATGTCATAAACTGCGCTTTTGTATCTTTCCATTGTTCTGGTGTCAAGTCAGGGTTCTCAGTCAACTTCAATTTAAGAAGCTGCTGTGTGAGTTCCTGTCCAGTTTCCGTGTTAAGCGTATTCATTAACGCTGTTGTCACCTTATCAACAAATTCATCATAATTCTTTGCAATTTTCTCCATGATTAAACCTCCATATTATCCATAAATTTCCTTTTCTTCTTCCTTATTGGGCATAGGATTTAAGTGGAGATAATCGCCATCAACGCTTAAATCCAAATCAGAAACCCAAAAGCCGTCACAATAACCTTGTACAGTGAGATTTCCGTACTCACTATGAATAGCTATCAGCCTATTTAATAATTCTTGTAATTTCATAATCAAACCTCCTTAATAAGTTCCAAAATTTTCTTTCCGAGAAGCTTTGTCTGATCTTCCCTGTCCATAAACATTAATTCCGTTTCAATATATTGTCTGATCCCGACCATGCCGACATTTAAAATGTCCTTTAAAATTCCGTCAGCGACTTCATATCTGTCCTCACTAATTATCCACTTTACAGAGTCATTTTTTGGGTAGTCATACTCTCCGCGCTCAAACAAGAACTGTTCAAACTCGTCTGCAATCTGTTTTTTCTTTTCTAAATTTGTGACAAGTGAAACCGACTGCGGCACAGCTTTGACCACTCTTTTACCTGTACAAGCTCTGACCTCATCTTTGCATTTTTCCACGGCTTCTTCTTTATTCTGAGCCATTATCATTATTGACTTTGGCATTTCCGTTTCCTCTCCTTTTGCATAATAGAATACTTTATAACGCTTGGGTTTCCTTGCCATTAATCATCGCCTCCTATAATAATCCGCTTTCCAAAATGTAGTTTCCCATAATCAAACCTCCTTAATATCCATAGTGAATAACGACTAAGGGACTTTCCCACTCTTCCGCCTGAAACGCCTTCAGCATTGCAAGCGCAACAGCATATCGTCTGTAATGTTCTTTTTCCTCCGCCTTTTCCATATAGTCAATGACGGTCTGCAAATCCGTGTACTTGCAAACCTCGCCGTATTTATCTTCTGTCATAACATAACTGTCCTCTGTGCTACCCTTTTCATATCCATCGCCGTGAATGTCCGATTCAATTTCCGTCATAAAGATATGACGGAAGTCCGATCCGCACACACTCATGTTGATTTCAGCTAACTTTTCAAACCATACTAAGCCGCACCGCGTCCAAACATCACGCTTTGCGATTATCAATTTACTTTCATATCCCATAATCAAACCTCCCTTAGCAAATTCCGTTTTCTCTAAACTCAGTCAGAAGCCCATAACGTTTTCCAAGCTTCTGGAAATAGTTCTGAGCTATCATAAGTACTTCATAGCTTAATGACATTTCCATTGTTTCAAGCTGCCACTCAATCGCCTTATCTCTTGCACTTGCTTTCCCCCTGAGATACATTTCCTTATTCTTCTCTTTCATAACATACTTCTCCTCTCCTGTTTTTTCCGTAATTGTAAGATAGATATTATCATTTTCCTCATATCTATCAACTATGCGGAAATTTCTTTTCCATCTGCGAATCGCATTCTGAATTTTCCTATCAGAATCACTGTACATAAGCCACGGATTTGAACCGTTTGTGAAAGTGATGTGTAAACCTGCCATATTAAAACCTCCTCAAATTAAAGTTTCCAGATACTCAATAATGTTTTGTGCTGACGTTCCCCATGATGCATTTGAAAAATCAAATCCAGTGTCAGTGTCGCACTCTTCAGGATTGTCACACCAATTCCAGACATAATCATATGCCTTATCAATTGATGCCGCCTTTTGCCCATACTTCTGACAAGCTATACTCTGTATAGCCAATGTTGGAATGATCGCCAGTGGCGTTATCATGCCAGATTATAAACATACGCTCATTTTTATAGATATTCATAAAATACGCCTCCTTACACAAGTTACGGTGCTGTCTGCCAGATCGTTGCACTGACATAACAACAAAAAGCGGTCAACATTACTATTGACCGCTTGACTTGTTTATGCTATAATAGGGATGCTCGAACTTTTTAATATTTAACGCGGCAAAATATCAAAATCCGCGTATTATAGCGATGCAAAAATTTGAGCATTTTTTGAACGGCAAAAAGCGCAGTGAACAGCCGCGCAAAAGCCTTCCTTTAGTGGATGGCGAACTTCGCAGGATGTCCTACAAAGTGTGCTTTTTATGACATTTGCAACGCAGAAGCCTGACAGAAACTGCGCAGTTCTTTTTAGTTGTCCTTTAGCTGGGATCAAAGACCAGCTATAGCATATTCCCTTTAAAATATGCACACGTTTTACCCTTCGTCATATCCTGTCTACGGAGATGGCTGCATACTGTAGATGGGCGCAGTTATGTCTATCTCACGACAGTCATAGACTCCCCATCCAGTTCTGCTTCACTGCTTAAAAGCAGTAGGCGTGTCCGTGCTATGGCAGTACTCCGACCAGTGCGCTCACGCCCTTATACCGACTTGCAGATATAGCTTTTTTCAAGATATACCTGTAGTATCTTGACATTTTTTCGCTGCCGTTTTGAGGATTCTGCACGCCTCCTTATACGCGCATAGTTACCTCCGCGTCCGTATGTGTATATTCTCTTCGCGTATACTTGCAGGACATCCTGCCCGTATATACTGCCCGTAGGCTTCGCTTCAGGGCTTCCTGTTCTCCCCTCGGCGTTATCGCTGCCGTTGTCGTTCGTGTTGACACCAGTATACGGCATACGCTGCGAATGTTCAACTCCCCCTCTTTTTGTGCATTTTGCTATTTTGTGCATTTTGCCACATTGCTTATATTTGGCTATATTTCGAGAAATAAGGTGATTTTGTTGTCTTTTAATCAAAAAGAATATATCAGAGAATATGAAAAATTAAATTACAAAAAAAGTACGATCCGCACAAAGTTGGATTTATACCGTAGAATAGACGATTATTGCCAGTTCAATGGCTTGTCAGTTAGTGAATTTTTCAATAATGCTGCAAAATACATAATTGACGAAAAAATCGACATTAAAGGCTATAAATAGGCGTTTATCGCCATTTTGCTGCTCTTTGTGCATTATGCCAAATCAAAACAAAACCAGCAGAAATTTTTCAAAACATATGTAAAATCGACAAAAGGCTATAACTCGGCAAAAAAAATTAGATAGTTAATTGATTTGACAGCAGTTTAATTACATTCCGTATAATCAACCCAAAATTATACACCATACCTCCTGCTCATTTCGTTCGTTTTTCGATATTTAATTATTGATAAACAATAAAAAAATATCGTTTTACATTTTGGGCGGTTTTTAGCTTGTTTTCGCCTATTTTTCGGCGTTTATGGGCTGTTTTCATGCATGGTCAAAACGTCACCAGATGCACGGCAGTATACAGGAATGAGCAGGACTGGGCGAGATCATGCGGAATGTGGGCAATTTTGGGGAGAAGTCGAGATGTGGGGAAAATGTGGGGGAATAAGGGATATCACGGCATTTTCACACTACTTCTCATTTGGTTGTTATCGAATGCAAACTCTTTTAATACATTATAAAGAAAAAGAAATGTTGCTGCTCATCTTTTAATTTATTTTTAATTCGTTTATTGTATAAATTAATTTGTTTGGGTAAATAATTAATTTAATCTTTTAAATGCCGAAATATAGCCTTTTGCGGCTTAACCTATCTGGGCGGTGGGTTTACATTCGGGCAGGGATCAGCAGCACAGAATAAAGGTAAAGGTCATCCCTCTTATTCATCCTCCCCAAAACCGTCGTGTCGGATTTCGACCATCTCCCCTATCGTCGCCCTGAACGGGGACTGGGGTGACAGGCAAGGGTATGGCGCAGAGATGAGGGGGAGGCTCGGTAAGGGGCAACAAACAGGCAAATAATACGAAGTGTGAAATTAGGGCTTGACAAATAATATGTAGTGTGATATAATGCTGATAGAGAAAAGAGAAGTGGTTGCATAGAGATAGAGAAGAGCACTTTGGGTTACTTTGGCGATATATCGGGCAGAACTGCCATTTTTAATGTACCCTCAATGTCGTGAAAATGCCCCAAAATGTACCCTCAATGTCGAACAACCTGTTCCCTCGATGTCGTAAAGGAGATGATGCGATGCCAACAAGAACGGTAAATGACGGTTATTATGTGGACGGAACAACGGGCGAGGTTGTGCCTGTGGCAGCCAACACAACGATTATGGGCGTAGAGGAACGTGAAGGCTATAAGCGCAAAGTAGAACAGAGTACGGAACTACGGGAAAATGTGGAGACACAAAAAGAATTGTGTGGCGACTTCTACTGGACGCTATTTGATGTGCGCGAAGAATACTACCCTGAAGTGTCGGACAGCTTGCTTGCCAAGATAGTGTACCTTATAACCTACATGGATTACGAGACTAATCTTTTGGTTGTACAGGACAGTTCTACTTCCCCAAAGCGTCCTATGCTTAAAAAGGATGTGGCAAGTGTGATACGCCTTTACAGGACTAAGTTCAATAAGTTCTGGACAGAAATGCTTGCTACGGGTATTATAGTGGAAGAGCCTGACGGCAAGCTGCGAGTAAGCCCATTGTTTTGTAAGGGCAGTCTTACGCGAAAGAACAAGGCGGCAATGAAAGTATTCACTCATGCGGTGCGGTATATGTACGAGAATATAGATGTGCGGTCACACCAGTATATCGCCTATCTGTTTAGGCTAATCCCGTATATAAATTTGCGCTACAATGTGCTGTGCCAAAACCCGTTGGAAACGGATAAGTCCGAAATTGTGAGGATGACAGCAAGGGATATGTGTCACATACTTGGAGTTGACGATACACAAGTTGTGCGGTTTATGAAACATATTCTGCGCAAGCTTGTTTTTGTGGACAAGAAGGGTGACAAAAGAAGTGTTCTACTATGCCTTGTAGATAGTAAGAACGATGTACTGCGTAGTTTTGTTTTGGTTAATCCGCAATTCTATGCAGGTTATATAAGCAAAGAGGAAATGCTGAATATCCTTGATGAGTTTGAGGTCAAGGATAATTCTACCCTCTTGACAAATAATATGTAGTGGGAAGTGGTGTTGTGTATATTAAAGGCAAGTGGTACGAGGAATGCGAGATGCAAGCTTTGGTCAAACAACTTGAAGAAGAACGTGATGCATACAAGGCGGAGCTTATAGGTTTTTTGCGCAAAGCTTGTGATTGCATTATGGGCAGCGACGCGGATTGTTCACTATGTCCTTTCTATTTTGTAGTATCGGATAAGGGCTGTCCAAGTAACGTGAGCACTTACGCCGCAAAGCTACGACTGGAGGAACTGATGAAATGATTTGTACCAAGACAGTAAAACAAATAAATAGTTATACCCCTGTTGCAGATGAATTGCGGCAATGGTTGGAAATCATACAAGACAAATGGGGCTGTAAAATTATAACTGTGTATGAGACAAAAGTTAATAAGTGTCCAAATTGCAGCGATCAGGCTTTTATAATACTTTATGATGATATGGAGGGAAAAGAATGACTGTCGGAGAATTTAAAGATTGTCTTTTAGAAAATGATATCCCCGATGATGCTGAGATAATTATAAAGGCGGATCATGGTCAGCATTACGAATATGCGTCGGACACGATAGTTACAAGGGATAATCTTGATGACTTAGAGGCGGCTGTATTTGAATATGCTGATTTTATAAATGACTACTATGACGATTATGCTTTGGCTGACTACCCTTTTGGCGGCAAAGTTACTGGTGTTGTAATCTTTGGGGATTAATGAAAGACGAATTTTGTAGAGGTGAAAAATATGGATAGTAGCATAGAAGCTCATGCAATACAAGCGGTGTGTCAATGGCTGCGCCAAACATATAAATATTCTGAGAAAGAGTGTATGGCTTATATCAATGGTTATAAAGCTTGTGAAGCCTTTTATGAAAAATATAGGGATTTAGTGATGACTCTTAGAGATATACCTGCTGACGAAAAAGAGTATTACCAAATAACAATAGACGATGATTGATATTAAGTGGATTATAAAATGGTTCTTTTATTGGAGGTGTTAAAATGTCAGCAATCAGCGCAGACAATATGAAAAAGGCTTATGTCAAAGCAAATGAGAATAACTATGTAAGCAAGGGTGAAGTTGTGCTTGCATTACTTGAAAAAGGGCAACGCTCTACGAGGTATAAGTTGGGTGAATCATGGGAACTCAACTTGTTTGAGATACAAGAAGCGATTGATGAAATGCCAACAGTAGATATGCAACCTGTGCATTGTGGGGAGTGGCTGCCCAGATATGATGATAAGCGTGGTTTTTATTTCGTTTGTAGTAATTGTAGTATTATTAGTGGCGTAAAAACTCCTTTCTGTTTTGAGTGCGGTGCTAATATGCAAACAACTTAACAAAACGGTTCTTTTTATCGGAGGTGATTAGATGGAATTTAAGAGGGAGCAGAATAATTTGGCGAGAGCATATCTCCCCAAAAAAGGAGACATAATTGCCGTAGATATAATGGCATTAGACTTTCTTGCTTTCAAACTAATTTGTGAGCAATTTAAGCCAATAAGAGTAGAAGAAAAGAAAATTGCTATCAAAAAGTGGTTGCCGTTCATAAAGAAAAAGCACAGATATGTTGTGTGTGAATTTACTGGTAACGAAACATAGAACTTTAAAGGAGATGATTGAATGTTTGAAGTAGGAGATTTAGTACGGCTTAAAAATGTTTCGGAAGAAGATATATCACACGGCAGATATGCTGGCGAAATAGGTATTTATCAGGGCTTATGGAATTTTAATAACCCCTCTGAAAAAGACTCGGCTGAGGTGCGTTTTGGAGACTGGGGTGGATATGTTGTTTTCTTAGAGGACTTGGAACTTGTTGCTCATGCCGATATTTCAACTATTTTTATTGCACACAACATGGAGAATGAAACTGAACTTCTGGGGGATATCAAAACATTTTTTGGCAAAACGCTATTGAAAATATGGGGTAAGGAGAAAGAATAATGTTAGTACCTGCACAGCTTTATGAAGAAGAAATACAGACTGGGCTTATAGCCTGTTGGTATCAACCTAAATATTCATATTATTTTTCAGGTGAGTACAATCATTTTGAATTAGCAGACAACGGCTACTGGCGCAGAGACTACGCCCATATAAATAGCGAGGGCGAATGTGACGGCTACTTTGGCTATGCCTTTAATGAGACTGATAAATCAATGCGAAATTTTGGGCTGGTAAGCTTTGCTGAAAACGGTAGTGCCTTAGTTGCTGATGTAAAGGAACATATGAAAGAAATGCTTGGGAGTATAGCGCAAAGAGCTGAGTTCTTTGTTTATGCGGACAACCCCGTGCTACGTATCTATCAGAGATTTATAAAATGCTATGGTGGCAGACAAGTTGGTTGTCTTACAAGAAGCTCATATTTTGATGGCAAGTATCACGATGCAATTATATTTGAGATTTTAAAGGAGGAGTTTAAGGTATGACGTTACGTGAAATTCTTAAAGGCAAGAATAATATCCGTATAAAAGAATATGAACGTTGGGGCGATGGGCTTATATTTGTAGGCGGCTGCTATTATGCCGACAATAGGTTTATTGCAATTGACGGAAGTTTCTACAGCTATGATCTGGAGGTGAATGCGTATGAGTGGGACTCGAAAGATGTACTAATGATAATAAGATAACGTTAGATACAATAAAGAAAGTGTTGAAAGCTGGTGACAGTAAAGGCTCTGCTTTGCGTCAAATGTTCGCATATTACGAAGTAATGGATTTTGACTTTGATAAAGTAACAGATGTACAAGCGAGAGAATGGCTAAGAAAAACGCGATAATGTAGGTTTTAAGTGAAATAAAAAACGCGATTTATGTGGAAGGTTATATAATATTCGCTATGATTTTGTGAGGTGGAAATGAGATGTTAGAATTTTATAGGGCAAAGTATTCGCTTATAAGAAATGGTAAAACTATTGTCTCTAAGTTTGGATGGCACGAAATGTTGCGTGATGAGCCGCCGCAGAACTTTAGGACTGCCTTAACATGGGCGGACATAGAAAAGCAAGATATCAACTACGTTGCCCCTAAGATCAAACATAGACGGCGCGGCAAAGTTCTTGTCTATGACGACTGGGACACATACTTTTGTATAAAGGAGTGGAAAGAGCAGACGCTTGACCTTGAATATGCCGTCACATATCAGAGAGTAGATATGTCGCTTTCTGATGTGCTGGACTACTATGACAGCAAGGCTGCAATGAAATATCTTGGGCAACACTGGATCAAATGTAATGTTGGATTTTGAAAAAAGAAATTTTATTGATTGGAGTGATATAAATGCCAGTACCATTTGAATACATTCAAGAACAGTACATTGCTGATAGCATAAGAATACTAAAAAAGTATGAAAAAGCTAAAAAGCTATTGAAAGCCGCTGTGGAAGATATGGAAACATTATATGTAGCTGGCAAAGACGAGGGCTGCTACGGCATAGAGTTTAGGTGGCGTTTTGCCGATGAAGCTGAGAAGTTGTTAAAGGAGGACTGAAAATGAATGATGTGCAATATCACCCCAAAATGCAAATAATAGTAGAATTAATACATATTTTATACGATTTGCCTGAGTGTGGGGCTGGCGGTTGTTGTCATATTGTTACAGATGATGACAATATAGATGACGATGATTTGAAATGGGTAATAGAATATTGTCAAAAAGATGATAACGACCATATAGACAAAGAACTTAGCAGAACAATTTGCGAATTGCTTTTGCAACTGACATTTGAACAAAGAATATGTTTATTCTATTTACTTAATGCAAGTAGGCTTGACGGTGGAATAGATAAAGAATGGTGGGAGTATCTTATAAAATCATTCAAATCAACTGATGAAATGCTGTCTGATTGGAATGATTAAAATTTAGATTGCAAAATGAAATTTTATTAGATGGGGAGTGATATGATGATATGCGGTAACTGTATACATGATGGTGTATGTGGATTAGAAGGGCATTTAGATGAAGCGTTGACCTTTTGTGCAGATAAAGTCACAAACGTACAGCCTGTTGATAGGTGGATAAGCGTTGACAAAGCGTTACCAGATAACGGTCAAACGGTATTGATATATTTTGATAATCAGTTTTACATCGCAAAATATAATAGTGATTTTGCAGACACTATGCCGTGGAGTAGTTCAGGGCATTGGTGGGGAAAAGAATTAATACATTTTTGGTGCCATTACCAGTACCGCCAAAAGATTAAAGAACAAGATGCTATAAAAGGGGGATTTTGATTGGCGTTAGATAAACAATATTGCATTTATGGGATTGATACTTCGGCTTTCTACTTTGATGATGAGCGCGAGGTCGAGCGTAAGATGTATACGCTTCGCGGCTTAAAGTCAGCATATAAGGCTATCTTAAAAGATAATGGAATGAGTGCGGCTGTAAGTTTCGTTATAGAAGAAAAATATAAGGCTGTCTCTAAGGAACTTACTTCTTTAAAAGAAACTCTTCTTTCAATGATGAAGGGCAATATGCAACGATACAGGCACATTAATGAAAGAAAACTTACTGAGCGCAGCAGAATATCCGTATTCAGCAGTGAGCTTACTCGTAGCCTTGATATGATCCCGTTAAATCTGAACGTGCGACAAACAGCCGAGAATACTACAGTAAATGAACAAATGATGGTTGTTTCGGTCTTTTACTTTGAAGTGCTTGAAAATCTTATACACAAAGGCTTTTGTCACAATGGCTGTCGTTATGTATATTTTGCAAGTAGTGCTGGTCAAATCCGAACTAAGAAGGCTGTGTTTGTGCGTGAGGATTTATTAGACAAGTGTTGGGGCAAGCTTACCTGTGGTCTTACAGTTGATGAGGTAAACGCAAAGGGCGGTATGAACCTAAATAAATATAATGCATATCTGGCTCTTTGCAACTCTGCAACCGAAGAATGGAAAGACTTTGACATAGATCGGTGCATAGTGGTTGATGACTTTGAGACAAATGTTGTGACCGAGGTTGACTATGTAGATGACAGAGACTATAGCATTACTCGTCAGACTATGCCCGTTACTATTCCTCATACAGACGGCGCAGGTATGATAAGCCCTGAACTGAGCAAAAAGAATTTCATGGTACGTATGCCGTGGACAAAGGGATTACTTGGTGTATTTGACTTTAAAGGCTTTGTGCGTGAGTATGGTTGTTCCTCTAAAATAAAAGATATATGGGGCAAAGAATGGGATATATTCGAGGATAATATTCAAATCATCTTTACAAAAAGTCAGCTCAAAATGTATGCCTACTTTGATAGTTGGGACGACTATAAGGAACGCTTTAAGAAAAACGGCTGCTGTGCTGGAACGTGTAATGTGGAGGAGGACTATTTCAAAAAGTCTCATCTGAACTATCAGATGCTCCAGAGCTTCATTGATTACAAAGACGCGGAGCTTAAACAGATGTGCTCGGATAGCGTGAATTTTATTAACGGCATCTGCTCAGATAAAAATGTACAGCTTGAAACTTTTGGGATTAAGCCAAATAAGCCCAAGAGTAAATATAATGGTATGCAGAAATGCCTCATAGAATACAATGGTCTGTTAAAGGATAGTTATTTCAGAGAGCAGCTAAAAGACTTCTATAAAAAATCGGTCAAGGATTTATATTCAGCAAAGTTCAGAGTTAACGGCTATTATACATTCTTGCTGCCAGACTATTACGCTTTTTGTCAATGGCTCTTTTTGGGGGATAAAGTACCTACGGGACTCCTTGCTGACGGTGAGGTTTATTGTAGGTTACATGAATTTGGCAAAGAGGTTGATTGTCTGCGTAGTCCACACCTCTACTTTGAACACGCTATACGCAACAACGTCACAAGTCAGGAACTTGAAAGATGGTTTATTACTGACGGCTGCTATGCAAGTACGCATGATGTTATAAGTAAAATCCTCATGTATGATGTTGACGGAGATAAGACTTTAATTATACAGGATCAAAATATAATTGATCTTGCCAAGCGTAATCAGGTCGGAGTTGTGCCGCTATATTACAATATGCGTAAGGCTGCAAAAGAAGCTATTACGGCGGACAGTAGATATCGCGGACTATCAAATGCGTTCACGGGCGGCAATATAGGTATTGTTTCAAACAATATCAGCAAGATAAAAAATAGTACCGAGATAATAAATCCCGACACTAAGCAAGAGGCTATGGATTGTTTGAAGTATCTATGTATGGTAAATAATGAGGTCATTGATTATGCTAAGACATTATATAAGTCTGTTCCGCCAAATGATATTAAGGAACTTATATCAAAGTATGTCAACAAAAAACTGCCAGCCTTCTTTGTTTATGCAAAGGATAAGACGGCGGATCAGGTTGAGCCTGTAAATGATTGTATCGTAAATCGCATATATAAGCTTTATCCTGAATCAGACTTCAAACTTACTTTTGAGGACAGGAAACGCTTTGATTATAGAATGTTGATGAACAATCCCGACATTGAAGTTGACGAGACTGTTTTAAAGGCATATAGTGATGTGGTATCAAAGGTTAAACTGAAAATAGGCAAGGAAGAGAATTATAACTCCCCTGCTATCAGTGAGATCATTGTGGCGATGCAGAAGCTTGACTATGCTCAGTATGAGATTTGTGATATGCTGGTAAAGGATATGTTTAAAGAGCATACGGTTTTTAAGGACAGAAGATTTAAAGAGTTCTTTTTTAACGTTTATGGGGATATTGTTTATGAGAACATTCTGGCAAACAAACCCAAGTATGGGTATGTGTGTGTCGATTGTGGCGTAGAAATAAACAAGGTTAATGGCAAGTGCAGGTGTGCTGAATGTCAAAGAAAATACAGAATAAAATACAATGTTCAAGGAAACAGAATTAGAAGAAGCCAAATGATTGCAACCGAAAACATTTAATTATTGCCTATAACTCGCCGTAAAAGAACATCTGTTCTATAAAAAGTTGGGGCAATATGAAGGAGAGGCTATCACCGCATTAGCAACTCAATAAAAACGAAGGGAGTATAAGACACGTTCAACTTATACTCCTTGTTTTTATTATTTTATTTAATTATATAAATGCGTAAACTTCTCTTTTTATCATATCATAAAAGACATATATTTGTCAAGAGAAAGTAGTGAAAAAATAATGAATCAAATTACACGCGATGAAGCAAAGTTCTTAGCAGACCACGGCATTATATGCACTCGGACTTGCAGATTAAAGCGTAAGGGGAAGTCACGCGGCAAGTATTACTGCCCCGACGATAAGCACATCTTAGACTTGCTGGAAAGCTACCGCAAGACTATTAAGGTTGTTGAGACATACCCTAACAACTAATATCCTCTATGAAATATAGGGGGCAGTCGGACGACTGTAATTTTAAATAAGCGAGGAAATTAAAAATGGGAGAAAGCTTACAGTTATTAGATATTATCATACCAAAGGATATTGGGGATTTAAAGCTCCCCTCCCCTGAACTTTTAGATGTCTATGAGGACAGACAAAATCGCGTCATTTATATTGACTATGATATTGACGAAGAGCTTATGCGTGATGTCGGCAGACAGATTATAGAGTACAACCGTAAGGACAAGGGCTTGCCTGTAGAAAAGAGAAAACCTGTAGTAATTCTTATAAACTCATGCGGCGGATGCCTTGACTCTACATATGCAACTGTTGCAATTATAGAGGCTTCAAAGACACCAGTTTACACAGTCAATACAAATTGCGCTTATAGTGCGGCTGGACTTCTGCTTATTGCAGGACATAAGAGATATTGTATGCCGCGTTCTCAGGTACTTATTCATAGTGGTAGTGCAAGTGGTATATCAGGAACTTTTGAAGAAGTTCAGGAAAACGCTAAATCGTATAAGAAAATGGTTGAGGAAATGCGTGAGCTTATTATCAGTAAGACAAAGATTGATAAGAACCTTATGAAAAAGAACCAGAGCCGCGACTGGTATTTGTCTGTGGATCAACAGCTTGAACTTGGCTGTGTTGATGAAATACTTACAGATTTGGATTTGATAATATGAGCAAAAGCAAAAACAAGGTAAGGGTTGAAATCGTTGGCAAATCTGGCGATGGCGTTACAGGTTCAATGTATTACATTACCTTTAATGATAAGCAGATTTTGCTTGATGCTGGCTTGTACCAGACTTCTGGTGATGATGTCCTTACCCAATATACAGTGAATAAGCGAAACTATAAAGTCCCCTTTGCAGATTTAGATGCCGTTATTATAGGGCATCAACATCTTGACCACTGGGGGCTTGTCCCCTATCTGTTCAAGCGTGGATATAGAGGCAACGTTTACGTGCCTCAAAATTCAAAGCCGCTTGCTAAAATCATGTGGGAGGATAGCGCAAAGATATTTCAATCTGATTGTGTAAAGCTTGAAAAGCGTCATGGTATAAAAGCAACGCCTTTATATGAGCAATCTGATATAGATATGGCATATGAGCATCTTACCGAGCTGCCATTTAATGAGGAGATAGTTCTTTTTGATGATCTCACTTTACGTTTTTATCACGCCGCACATATCGTCAATGCGGCACAAATCAGGCTTACCTTTAAGCTTGGTGAAACAATAAAGTATCTGAATTATACAGGCGACATTGGCAGTGATATTAATAAAGACTATATTCTGCCTTATGAACCTATGCCTTATGCAAATGCCGTCATAGCTGAATGTACATATGGTGGCAGCACAAAGTCACACAAGCAAAAGGATAGAGATAAAGATATTGAAAAGATAAAAACGGTTATAGATCAATGCTGTCAACAAAACACAAAAAAGGTTGTGTTTGGTGCATTCAGCTTACAGCGTACTCAGGAAATTTTGACCGAGCTTTATAAGATATATGGGCATGATGAAACTTTCAGCACACCTATTGTCATAGATGCACCGCTTGCAAAAAAGGTAAGCAATGTTTGGGATAGGGTTATTGAAAAGGATTATGACCTTTGGAAAAAAGTAATATCATGGAAAAATATAGAATGGGTTGACACATCTGAGGATAGCATCGCATGGCAGCAGCTCAAAACAAGTCAGGTTGTAATATCGACTTCTAACTTTTTAAAGGCAGGTCGTATTATTGGATGGCTTAAATCTATTCTACCAGATAGTGAAAACAGATTATGTTTTTGCGGTTATGCTGGTGATGAAAAATCTGTAGCATATCAAATACAACATAATAAACGCTATGTAGAGATTGACGGCGTAAAGGTTAAGAACAATGCAAATGTAGTTTGTCTCAACTCCTTTTCAAGTCATGCTTGCCAAAAGGAATTATTGCAAAGATATACAGATATGCCATATGACAAAATATATCTTGTTCATGGGGAAAAGGCTGGTAAGATAGAGTTTTCAAAAATGCTCCGCAAAAGTTTAAGTTTTGCGGATAGAAGTTCAAAAGTACACACACCTGTAATGGGAGATAGGTTTGAAATATAAGGAGATAATATGGGAAAATTAGGAATTAAACACAAGCGTAGCGTTAGTATTGTTGGCATTCTAAATGTTGATAAAAGCAATAATGCTATACTTGTTGAATTAGAGGATGACGAGGCAAGAGAGCTTGGTGAAGTGCTGGCTGAGTTTGATGGTGCTGAAGTTTCAATGAGCATAACTGAATCGCTTGATCTTGCCTAATTATGATTTAGTGAATCAAGATTCAGTAAAAGGGAGGAATGGGCTATTAAGGCTAAATTTACTACAGAGCAGTTACGTACAATATATGAAGTATGTTCCAGAAAAGAATTATATAAGGACTGGAATGAGGTGGCGGATTTACTTAATAAGAGATTTGGCACATCATATTCTGAAAGCTGTTTCAGAAAAACTTGGCAATATTTTGATCGTATGTATTCAGCTTGCAAAGATATCTTTGCTACAAGCACTGATGCCTGTAAGGAAATTGACTTGCAGAAGCGTGAACTTGAAAGAGCAAAAATACAGTTCCGTGATGAGCGTAACGCTTGGCAAAAGCAGAATTATAACACCGCAAGAGTTGAACAGAAGCTTGACTATCTTGAAGGGGTAATCAAAAAAAACAACCCGACAGATTTACAGATTACAGTCCGAAAGAATAATACCCAAAAGACTGCAATCATTACTTGTTCTGACTGGCATATAGGCGAATGCTTTAATAATGAATGGGGAAACTATAGCTCAGAAATAGCCCGTGATCGCATAAGTGAATATGCAAGTAAGGCTATTCAAAGATGTCATTCAGAGGGTGTAACTAATGTAATTATAGCTGGCTTAGGTGATCTGGTTAGTGGGAACATACATAGAAGCATAGCTGTTACAAACAGAGAAAATGTTATTCAACAGATTATGCTTGCAAGTGAACTGATGCTTGGATTTGTAAAGGCATTTTTAACTAAGGGCTTCTTTGTTACCTTTACAAATATCTGCGGAAATCATTCTCGTATGGATAAGAAAGATGAAGCTATTAAAGATGAGCGTATGGACAACCTTATAGGTTGGTTTGTCTCAACTCATTTAGATGGTTATTCTAACTTCACTTATGTAAAACCAAATGACACTACATTTGCTGAAATTGGCGGTTACTGGTTTGTACATGGCGACAATGATTCTTTCAGCAAGTCGGGATTATCTAACCTTGTTCTCGCTAAGGGATATAAACCTACTGCTATTTTTATGGGACATCTTCATAGTTTTGCAGTTGATGATTGTTATGATGTAAAGATATGTCGCGGTGGAAGTCTGTGTGGCAGCGGAAATGACTACACAATTGAAAAGCGATTAAAGGGTAAGCCCACTCAGCTCATGGCAATTGCTGAGGACGATGAACTTTGTCAATTCTATAATATAGTTCTGAATTAAAGGAGAGTAATTATGAAGGCTAAAAATATTTTTGCATTAGCTCTTGAACAATTTTATACTGGTGAACCTGTTAGTATAGTTACCAGTTATAACAAGGCAAAGAAAATACTTAAACAGTTTATAAGTCTGCCAGATACTAAAATTCGTAGTATAGAACTTAGCCCTCCAGATTTGGATGACTATGATGAAGCTTGGCTTATTGATATATGTGAGGATAAAAAAATCTATTGTCAAAAAGCAATCAACATCGAAGGTGATGGTATGCCATTCTGTGGTGACGGTTATTATATCATAGACAAAGATGCTATTGGTGACTGCGATCCAGAAAGCTTTGTGTTCGCTGGCAGCACAATAAAGCTTGTTGGCGGTGGCGGAGATGAATAATATTATTCGGAAGTATAAGTCTTTTGAGGATTTTGTGAGAGACTTTATATTTGTAGTGATGTCAGACGGTTATGCTTCAATTATATGTCATTGGCAAGATACACAAGGTATTCTCTCATCTTTGTTTGAAAGAACGATTAACGGTGAGAGTTTTGCTCTTGATACTGAGAGTGGATATTCCTTTGATGATGAAATAAACACTGCTCGGATGAATGATGACAATATGATGATAACTGTTTTTGAGACTGGAGCAATTATATGTGTAGCTCCGATCTTTATGAAAAAACCTATGTATGATTATAGCGGAGCGTTTTATATTGAATATGATGCAATATCTGCTATGGATTATGATATTTCAGGCAATAAAATCCCTTTTCGGATTGAATGCAAATAAATGCGCGAAATGTGCCGCGCTTTACAAATAGCAAACGCCTCGAAAGAGGCGATGTCAGAATAGCTCAGTTGGCAGAGCAGCGTCTTGATAAGGCGAAGGTCGCAGGTTCAACCCCTGCTTTTGACACCACTCCTCCTGACGGGAGAAGTCATTCGTGAAGGTTGGACTATAACTAACCTGTCATGCCGCAGTTTGGTGAAATGGTATCATATAAGGTTCATACCCTTATGTTCTTAGTTCGATTCTAAGAGCTGCAACCAATAGTATAACATCGAACACGTTATATTGCAAAAGCTATGTTTTCTCAGAAGATAAGGACGTAGAGCCACGTCCTTATAAAAATAAAAAAGCTCACTGAGAAGAACCTTGCACACCTCTCGTAGAAGTGTCCCACGCAAGGTCTTTAATACTCAGCTCTTTACGAGCATTTAGATTGGTGTCCTTGCCAGTTCAAGGAAGATATTGTTGAAAGGTTATTGAGGTTTACTTTAATAACCATGAAAAGAGCTTTGTAAGCACCTCTTGCAAAGTATCGTTTGTGCGCACAAACGATACTTTGATTTTCGGCTTGCAACAATGCGCATTATACCGTTTGCAGGACAATGCAAACGTGCGCATTATTGTGGCGGTTTCGTCTAAAGGTAGGACACGCCCCTTTCACGGGCGCAATGCTGAGTTCAAGTCTCGCAATCGTCACCATGTCTTGCAGAGGACATAAAACTGCTGTATAGCTCATAACCCCGATTTACGTCTAAACGTATGCAAAGTACGTGGGCATGAGCGAATGATACAATTTTCGCTTTGCGGTGTGCGAACCCCTACACCGTTTTTTTTGAATTGGAACTCAGTTCCTTTCGCAAAATTTTAAGGGATGGAATTAATAAACTTCCCTTAAACTCTGCACATTTACTTTTTTATTTCCTCCTACTGGGGAGTGTCGCACTCCCCCATTATGTAGCCTGAGTTGCACGAGACAAGGGCTGCACCATTTTGAATTAAAGGATTGATATTATGTATAAATTAAGTGTTGTAATACCTTGCTATAAAGCTAAAGACACTATTGCAAAGTCACTTCATTCAATCGCAATGCAAAGTATTTCTAACGAGATAGAGGTCATAATTGTTAATGATTGTGATGGTATAAATTATGATGCTATTATTGACACGGCAAGTTTTGGTGAACTGCACATTAAATATATAGTGCGAGATAAAAATGGTGGCTGCGGTGCTTCAAGGAATACAGGAATTAAAAACTCTACATCTGATTATATAATGTTTTTGGATGCTGATGATTGTTTTACAAATTGTCTTGCATTAGAGATATTGTACAATCGAATTAAGTTAGAAGATGCGGATATGCTTGTCAGCGGATTTGAAAGTGAGATAAGACAGCCTAATGGTATTGCGATTAGAAAGATTAGTAAATCACCTACATGGTGTCATGGTCGAGTTTATAAACGTCAATATTTGTTGGACAACAACCTATATTTTGATGAAAGATTGCGCATTAATGAAGATGTTAAGTTCCATCAAATTCTTATTGATTTAGGGGCTAAGATAATTGAAGAACCGATAACAACATTAATGTGGAGGGACAATCCTAAGTCTGTGACGCATCAATCATTATACGAAAATAAGCGAACATACGTTCTTGCAATAATGTATTATTTAGAAGAATGTCTTGCCAGAAATATGTCAGGTGATAAAATTACTTTTCGTGCATTACAAAATCTTGTGGTTATTTATCAATACTTTAATATAGTGCTTGACGATTGCCCTGAGAACAAAAATGACTATCTGCAAGTATGTAAACAATACTGGAATTACTGCGAACCGTTTGTTCAAAATGTTTCAGATGATTTAATTACCACAATCTATTGTCGTATAATGAAAGATTTTTCTTATATTCCTAATATAACTTTTGTGGATTTTTTAAATTTATTGCGTGATCGAGTTAAAGGAGTGAGTTCAGTTTGGCAAGAAGTACAAAACAAACTTCAACAAGAAAAAAGCAGCCTAAATATGCAAAGGTAGATTTGGAGACATTGCCGCCATTATATAAGTGCTCTTGCTGCGGCAAGCTTGTCCAAGATCCTGAAGGCAAGTTTTTCAAGGTTGCACAGAATGCACTATATAATGGAAATGAAAATTACAGTACAATATGTGCTTGCTGCTGTGATGATTTCTTTGGCAGAATGAAAGAGAAATATCAGGACGAAGAAGTTGCTTTATTGGTAACTTGTTGTGAAATGGGTTGGTTCTTCTCAGAAAAAACATATCTGCAAATGAAAGAGAAAAGCCGTGAGGATATACGACTTGGGGAATATATAAAGCGGCTTAACCTATCGCAAAACAAAAATAAAACTTTTGTTGACTATATTATGTCGTCAATTAATAATGAAAAGTTTTTGAGGTCAAAGCAAGAAACTGACGAAATGTTTGAGGCAAACTGGACTGAGGAAGAACAGAATAATATGCAAACAGTAATTGAGGTTATAGGCTATGATCCGTTTGCAGGTTATCAATCGTCGGACAGGCGTTATCTGTTTAGCGAGCTTGTTAAGTATCTTGATGATGATGAGGTCGTAGAAGATAACTATAAGATGTCTCAGATAATTCAGATAGTAAATAATAATAATCAGATCAGACAGTATGACTTGCTGATTGCACAACTTAAACCTTTAAGTGATAGCAAAGATATCCAAGCCCTTAATGAATTAAAAAGCAGGCTTGTTATGTCAAATGATAAGATTGCAAAGGAAAATGAGATATCTGTAAAGAACAGGTCAAATAAAGATGCTGGCAAATCAACTCTTACTTATCTCATGCGAAATCTGCGCGAGAAGAATTTTGATAGAGCTGAGGCAGATTATTACGATCAACTTAAATCTGCTGGCACAAGATGGGCGGCAGAAGTATCAATGAATGCAATACAGAAAAATACATTCTTTGATGAAAATGACTTGCGTGAAATTGATGGAATAAAAAGAGAAATGGTTACTAAACTTCAGGAAAAGGTAGATGATTTACAAGAGGAAAAAAGGCAACTGCTTTTGGAAATTCAAAAATTAAAGAATGGTGATAGTGATGAAGAGGCGTAAAATCATTCTCACACCGATAAAAAAAAGAATATATGAATTAGATGCTGAGTCTATAGCTTTTTATAGGCGAAATCCTTGTATTGCGTGTGAGGACTTACTCGGCATTCGTTTGATTGATGCGCAGAAATGGATATTGCAAAGTACATGGAATGCCCAACATAGTGTATGGTGCTGTAGTCGTAACTTTGGTAAATCATTTTTGGGCGCAATATTTATGATACTCAAAGCAGTCCTTTATGAAAATCAGGCTATATATATCATATCGTCTGTCGGAGATCAGTCTAAGGAAACCTTTACAAAGATAGAAGAAATTGTTACACGCATGGGAAAGACGGCTGCCTCTATTCGTTCATTAAAGGATATTGTTGAAAAGGAAACAACAAAATCTGCAACGAATAAAACAGGCTTTAGCCACAACCCAGCAGGTTATTCAGTAGAGTTTTATAATGGCAGTACAATTCATACCCTGAACAGTAAACCAGACTCCGCAAGAAGCCGCCGTGCAACTCTTGTTTTCTTTGATGAAGCCGCATTCTGTTCTGACGAGCTTATAAGTGTTTGTGAAGCATTTGCTATGCAAAATACAGACTTTATAACTTCTACCGAAGATGACTTTAACCCTGAGACTGAAAAGAGAAGAGTACCTACACAACTGGTATATGCATCATCGCAAGATCAGATGGATAAGACATTCTATAAGCATTACAAATATTATGCTAAGAGAATGCTTGCTGGAGATAGGGACTATTTTGTATGTGATATGATATGCGATGTTGCAATTCAGACATACATGAATGGTGAGCCATATATTCCTCTGCTTACAAGAAGCAAGGTTGAGACAGCTTTGAAGAGCAATAAAGAAAAAGCCCTTAGAGAGTATTTCAACCAGCCTACTGCTGACGGCGGAAGTAGTCAGATAATAAAGTGGGACGTAATTCGCAGAAATGAAAAGTTCTATTTGCCTACACTTAAATGGCAGCCCAATAGCAGAATAGCTTTGGCGTTTGATCCAGCGCGAACAAACGATAATTCAATTGTGGGTGTTATGAATATATATAAGGATAAAGAGCTTGGATGGTGCGGAGATATAATAAATTGCGTTAATATGGTAGATACTTTCACAAAGCAAAAATACAAGCTGGACTCCAATAGGCAATTAGAAGAGCTGCGCAAATTGATAATATGCTATAACGGTCAAAACCCAGATTATGAATATATAGATGTTTTGAATGTTGATGCTGGTGCGGCTGGCGGCGGCGTAAGTACATATGCTGACGGCTTGCTGAATGATTATACAGATAAATTTGGAAAGAAGCATCGAGGCTTTATTGATAAGACCAATGAGTTGTATCAAAGCTTTGTCAACCGTTACCCTAATGCTTGTGATAAATTAAGAGTTATTAGCCCAAAGAAATACAGAACTCAAATGGTTGAAGAAATGATTGAGTTAATGGATTTGGGTGTAATCAGATTCCCTTATGAATACTCAGGGCAAGATTCATTAAAGGTTATAACTGGCGTTGATAAAGATGGTAATGAGACATGGGAAAACCATGAGCTATCGGATGATGAAAAAATGGCATTAGTTCAAATTGACCTAATGAAAACAGAAGTAACATCAATTCATAAAACACAAAACGCTGAAAAGACAACTGTAAATTATGCTCTATCTAAGGAAAAAGAAACACGTATGCACGATGATAGATTTTATGTGTTGATACTTTTAGCACATAGGTTATATGAATTAAGAAGAGGCAGTGTTGTTAAACAACAGCCTGTTCAGGATATAACAACACTATTTATGGCTCGACCAGCCAAACGTTATGATTAAGAAAGGGGTGAATTATTTGGAAGAAAGAGATGAATTAAAAGAGATATATAGTCTCAAAAGATTTGCAAAGCTACGTTCAGATGTGCTTCTTGATCTGAAACAAAGTATGGATGAAGTGTGCGTGTTCCTTAAAAAATACCCACGCAAGATTATTCTTGGTGCATTAGCTGATCCTACAAATCCCAGATCAGAAGAAGTATTGCGAGAGGTAAGCCGTTTTTATTTTGCTATCTCGCCGCATTACCGCAGAGCAATTATAATGCTTGCAACAATCCTAACTAACAATTATGTTATTCGCCCCATTGCAAATATAAAGAATATTGATAAAGATGATTTTGAGCAAGAATATATCAACTATGCTTTACAATGCAGTCGTTTTAAGTTTAAGGATATTAACCCACAAGTTATGTTGCGCACACTTGTAGATGGCGTGTATTATGGTCTTATGATTGAGGATAAGCGCAGCTTCTTTTTAAAACCTCTATTGCATAAGTTCTGTAAGTTAGCGGCTGTTGAAAACGGAGTGTGGCGATTTGCATTTGATCTTAGTTATTTTGACACTAAAAAGACTAAGGCACTGCTCCCCTCTTATGGTAGAGAATTTATAAAAGCATATTCATTATATAAAGGTGATGAAGAAAAGGGTATTACTGGTGATAGAACGCTGCGGTGGTTTATTCCTAAGAAACAAATTTGTGTAAAGTTTGATGAGGAATATCCCTTTATCATTCCACCTCTTGCTGGTTGTTTCAAGGCTATCATAGACCTTCAGACTTATGA